CGTAATCCCACTACCTACTATTAAATACGCATCGTAAGTGCTGCTAAACGTCGTTTCAACATCAACCGTTGCCGAATTGGAGGCGGTGACGGTGGAAAGCAGCGTAAGAGCGCCAGTGCTTGGAGTTGCCCAACTAGGGGCCGAAGCACCGTTACTTTGCAGAACCTGACCGGAAGTGCCCGCAGTTGTGATCGCCTGCACAGTACCCGTACCATAAACAACCCCACCAGCAGTAGGAGTTGCCGTGCTTCCTGTGCCGCCGTTAGCAATAGGAAGCGTACCTGTCACACCCGTCGTCAGCGGAAGGCCTGTCACGTTGGTCAGCACGCCGGAAGCAGGCGTTCCAAGCGCGGGGGTGGTTAGTACCGGGCTAGTTAGCGTCTTATTTGTAAGGGTTTGGACGCCATCTAATGTAACGGCTGTACCACCATTCCCGCCGACCTGAGCATAGATCTCCCAAGTCGTGCCGTCATAGACGAACTGCACGCTCGCGCCGGAGATGTCGCACACCAAGTTTTCTGCGAGCCCGCTGATGGTGGAGCCGTTGCGCGCGACGGTAAGGTTGTTCGTGCCCCAAGCACCTCCAGCGTCAGCCACTACTACCTGAGCGCCGGTAGTAGGTGTAGAGGGCAAAGTTACTGTGAAAGCCCCCGCCGAGGTGTCAGCCAGCACGCCTTGGTTATTTGTAGCCGTCACCGGAGTAGTGGTGAAAATGTAAGATAGACCGCCCGCAGTCGGGGCGGAAGAGGTCCAAGTTGTGCCATCAGAAGACAACACATTACCAGAAGTGCCGGGGGCCACAAACAATGGTGCGCTGGTGCCGTTCCCCAGAACCACGTTGTTCGCCGTCAGCGTTGTTGCGCCAGTGCCGCCATTAGCGACCGGCAGCGTTCCCGTCACACCCGTGGTCAGAGGCAAGCCCGTGACATTGGTCAGCACACCGGAAGCAGGGGTTCCAAGTGCAGGAGTAACCAGAACCGGACTGGTAAGCGTCTTGTTTGTCAGGGTCTGCGTTCCCGCCTCCGTGACAGGAGCGTTGGCGACCTCGATGACATCCGTGCTGTTGGCATAGACGATGGCCTTCTTGCCGTTGGCAATCGCCACGCCCGTCTGACCAGAGACTTTAACCGTGACGGCGAAACCGCCAGTCGTGTTGTTAAAGAAGATGTAGGGCTTATCAACCGCAGGAACCTCCACGGTGCGGGCTGCTGTCAGAGCTCCGGTGAGCTCGATGACGTAGTTGCGGCCATTAGAGGAGGCTCCGTTTGGAATCGTCAGAACGGTTGGCGACCCGTCCGTCACGGCCTGCGTCACGTAGCCAGCGATAGCTTCTTCGATAAGGGAGCCGAGGTTCGTGTTGGTCGTCGCGCCCCACGTGCCGGACTGCTCACCCGTGCCGATCAGTTCAATCTTGAGGTTTGTCGAGTACGTGGACATTCAAGTCTCCTAAGCGGCAATCTCGGTCCAGTTTGGCGACTGGGCGGGCGATATTCCGTTCCAACTCGGGTTCTGGTTGGGGATAATCTGTCCCCAGACAAGGACCTGTCCAACATAACCTGTTGCAGAAACGCCTGCAACAAAGACGTTCGTTGTTGTAAAGACAGTGACCGACCCAACAGACGCCGTTGCGGAGACGCCAGTCACCGGGACGTAGATCACAAAGTATGTCGTGGCGGTGCCCACCCCGCCAGTACCGGCGACACCTGTCACACCCACGACCGCAGTGCCCGTCGCGTCCGCCGTGCCGACCTCACCCGTACCAGCAACGCCGCTGACAGCTGCTGTCACGCTGACAATGGCCGAAACGGTTCCGACCTCGCCAGTACCAGCGACACCCTGAACCGAAACGTCTCCGCCGATGTCTACATTGACGCTTCCAACAGCGCCTGTGCCCTCAACTCCCGTAACCGAGACGTTTGCAAAAAGAACGACGGCGACCGTACCGACAGCCGCCGTCGCCTCGACACCCGTAACTGAAGCCGAAGCCCCTCCCGCTACGGTGACACTTCCGATCTCGCCCGTCGCAAGCCCGATGACGACCGCGCCCTCACCGAACGGGAGTTCACCCCATCCGGCAGAACGCGACCATCCTTCAAAGGCTACGACAGCATCGGTCACGGCTCATCACGCAATGCGAATGATTGCGTTGCTCGCGTCCGCCGTTGGGAACACGACGGTGAAATCGCCAGCCGAAGCCGTCTTATCCGAGCCGAAGTCAAGGATAACGACCGAGGGGTTCGTGTAGGTGTGAGCCGGGGTGCTGTTGTAGATCATCGCCCCGCGCGCCGTGAAAGAGGCGCTGGACCACGTTTCGTCAGCGAAGTCCGTCAGGGCGGTCGTGCCCGAGGTGGACGGGTTTACGTTGCCGAGGATCGCCCCACCGGCAACATAGGCGGTGCCAGACGTATTGGTGATCTCGTTGGTGGACGTATACGCCGTCGTGGCCGCCGTGAAGGAGGCGCTGTTCGTATAAAGCGCGATATAGAAAACATCGCCGCCCGAGGATCGGAAGTCGTGAGCGCCTTCAAGCAGCTGCTGCTTGAAGCTGGTGCACATAAAGTTCCCGGTAAAGGCCATCAGACTCTCCTCACGAGTTCGGCAAGATTGGGCTGCCCCGCCTCGGCCAACATATGACCGACCGTTGATCTATCGCTCTGTATAGCACGTTTCATGTGAAACAGCACAACCTGCTCCATTTGATCCTTGAAGGCTTGTGCCTGCTCACGCAGGGCAGGAGGGGCAGAGTCGGCCACCGAAATAAGCCGCTCAGCACACCTCTTCGCCCAGAACTCCGGGGGATGACCCCCATTAGTCGTCGTCGATACGTCAACCTTGAACACGCCAGTTTCGGCTGCATTAACGAACATCTCAGGTAGCCTTTATTCTGATGAGGCCGTCGCGATAGGCATCGACGTTCTCGCGTCCTTCGCCGTAGTTCTTCAGACGGGTCAAGGCTTCCGCGAAACGCTGATTGTATAGGTTGAGTATCTCAGGCTCGCCCTTCATGTAGGTATAAGCCTCGAACAAGCTGCCATAGAGAAGGGCCTGCTCGGCGTTGTCTCCGATCCAAGTCGTTCCCGCCGTGACAATCGACTCCGGCTCGTACCAGTAATGCAACTCCACAGGCAGGTTCGCGTTCGGTACTGGGGCAAGGATGAAGTTATTCACGTCAAAGAGCGAATAATACTTTGGAACTCCGGTAGCCCCAGTTGGGTTGTACTCTTGGAGATATTCCACGTCCTTGTTCAGGAGGAATATCTTCGACCCATTTGACGTAACGCTCAGAGAGAACGGCGCACGGAAATCCGTTGGGGCAGCAAGATACTGATTCCCAGACGTGGTGGTGCCAGACACGTTCTTGCGGAACACATCCAGATCGACGGAGTAGAGTATCCGCTCTTCGCAGTTCTGGATGAACGTGTTGATGTTGCTGACGAAGCTCGCCTCACTGTATTCAGTGAAGTCCTCAATCGCCTGCACCAGAGTGCTGTAGGTCCATCCCATGTCAGGTGATCTCCACCGTTACAGTCCCGACAGAGGTGATGCCCTGAAGGCTGGTGTGCTGGATGAACGGGAAGATCTCCTGTCCAACAGGCACATCCATCGGCTCAGTGCGATCAGGACGCGGCTCAAAGAGAGCCTGCGGCTCGGTCGGGGGATAAATGGGTTCAAGCTGGGGATGCTTAGCGTCCCAGCACTCGATGCAGTTCTTGAAGCCGTTCCACTGCTTCTTTAGCGTCGTGTACGGATACTGAAGGCCGCATCTGTCACAGATGGCGTATGAGGCGAAGCCTTGTGCAAACCTAGCCATCTCACACCACCCGATACCAGTCTCTCACCGGAGTAAGAGACAGAGACGCGCGATCACGGTCCTCGCTCATCGCACGATCAAACTCCTCTTCGTACACAGCCTTCAACAGCTGCACACGCTCCGGAGCCTTCTTCATGGCGATGTAATAAGCGAGCCCTGCCGCAAGGCAGGGGTAGAAACGAAAGGGGACTTGAAGGGTATTTGCACCCGCAGCCGCATCATCCATACGAACAAGACGGTCCACGATCAGATCATAGTTCTGGTCTGGCGTGGGCCAGACATACAGAACAGGGGTGATCTGACGATCAACCACGTACTGAACGGGGCGACCTTGAGACAGCTTATTCGGGATGTTGAGGTAGTAATCCCGGCTAATACGGTCAACTGTCAGATCGACCTGAGAAGTCGTGCCGACGCCCGTAGGCATACGGCAGACGACTGACAGAAAGTCGATGACAGTCTGGGGGAGCGTATAGCTGGCGGTCGTCGAGTTAACCGGGATCGTAACCCGCTCAATGGTCCACTGGTTGAGACCCCGGTTAGCCCACTCTGCGAGCAAGAGGTTCAAGCTGCGACGAGCGGTACGCTGATCGTACCCAGTGCGGATCTCAAGTCCGCACCGCTCGAACGCTTCTTCGATGTAGTCGCCTACATCAAGCTCGAATGTCTTGGTCCCAGAGACAGCCATTGTCAGCAAACCTTGCCTTTACCGATGCCCTTGATGGCGATGCCGCCGCCACGGACGGAGCCGCCCATGGCGTACTTTTTCTTCTTGACCATGCCGCCTTTGGCATACGCCTCGTCGCGATAGGACTCAACGTCCGCCATGCGCCTCATATCATCGCTGCTTGACGAAGACATATCTTCCGCAAAAGAGTCCTCCTCAATCATACGCCTCATCTTCTCCCTCTCAGAAGGGGAGATGTTGTCGTCGGTCGGGCGCTCGCGGATATCCCGCTCCCTCTTCATCAACTCCTCGCGGCGAACCGCGTCGGTGATCTGGGCAGGACGGTTGTAGTTCTTGTTGCGAGGCATCTTACTTTCCCTTCCTTGACTTAGACATGCCAGCCTCAGACAGAGCGATGGCGATAGCCTGTTTGCGAGATTTGACGACAGGGCCCTTCTTGCCGGAGTGGAGGGTGCCCTCCTTGAACTCCTTTAGGACCTTGCGGACCTTCTTCTGTCCCTTGGTCGGGGCCTTCGCCATATCAGAAACCCTTCTTCCGGAAGGGCTTGACCTTACTAGCCACGCCCTTGGGCTGCTTCACAAACTGCTTGCCAGCGGCCTTGCCCGCCCGCTTGGATCGGGTAGTCGCAGCATACTCCTGTGGGGACAGGGACTTGATGGCAGCCTCCGGGAGATACCTCTCGCCAGTCTGGCTGGAGGGTTTCCCGGATTTCGTGCGCCACTTCTGCGCCGTCCACGCCTTCAGGGATTGCTGCGTCTTCTTCATTTGCCTTTATAGCCCCCGCCCTTAGCCTTGTACTGCTTCGCTAGGAGCTGGGCCTTGCGTGCAGACCACTGCCCTGCGGCGGTGCCCTGCACGCTTGAAGCTTTGATCTTTTCAAAAAGAGATTTCCGCATGTCGGGTTTAGTGTAGTTCCCGGCAGCGTTAACCTTGCTCTTTTTGACAGGTGTCTTCACTTCTTGCCCTTCTTCCCGCCGAGGACAATCATCAGGGCCATGCCGCCCTTCTTCATGCCCTTCTTAGCCATGCCGCCCTTCTTCATGCCCATCATTTTCTTGGAGGCCATGCCGCCGCCCATCATCTTCTTTTCAGCCATGCCGCCCTTCTTCATAGCCATCGAGGGCGCAGCCATCGCCATCTCAGGGGGCATCATCGCCGGAGGCGTCTTCTTGCCCTGACGAGACGCGCCCATAGCGCGCTTCTTCATGCGAGCGCCAGCCATTTCCTTGCCCATTCCACCACGAGTCATAGCCATCTGGATTCTCCCTTACTTGCACTTCCACCGTTTGCGAGCTTGGTTCAAACGGCTGTTGGGGTTCTTTGCTGCTTCAGGAAACATCTTTGCCTGACCAGCGGATCTCGCGCAGAAGGACTTTCTGCGAGCGGCACGCTTGCCTTTTGGACTGTCTTCCGTGACAGCCGTGGAAAGCTTCGAGCCCGGATTGGCCTTACGATAAGCCTTGACACCCTTTTCTGTCATACCAGCCCCAGCCTTCGTCGGACGAAAGTTGCCGGATTTGACAGAAGTCTTGATGCCCATGCCCTTAGCCATCAGGGGGTCCCCGCGTCATTCTTTATGAGAACAAGAATGAACATAGAGGAGCAGGCGTTGTTATTGCCAGTGCCAATAGCCTGCGCCTCAACAGTTGTCTTCTCTGGAATAGCCAGAGGATATTCAAACGTGTAGTCAGCCGCGCCGTTGTTGATCGTGACGATTGCAGCTGTACGTCTGATTTCATCCAGCCCACGGGTCACTAGACGACCCGTCACAGGGCCGGACCCAGAGGACTGACCGGACGAGAAGAGACCTTGCGATACGTATCCAGTGTAGCCCGCGGGGACCGTATAGCTGCCAGTGATCCGCGTGTTGTAGTCGTACTGAATTACGTCATATACGGTCGCAGGTACGCCCAGCGTCACTGTCCCAGTACCGATGTAGATTGAGCCTGCGGCGGAGTCCAAAGATCCCGCCGTCGCCACATAGCACTGGTTGATGTGGAGGTAAGAGTTTGCAGTCGTAACAGCCGTCTGGCCGTTCATTGAGACTGTCTCGGAAACAGTGTTGCTGTTTGCGTCAAGGCCGGAGATGTAAATCGTCCGTGCGCCGGTTCCGGCAGACGTGTCGTTCGCGTTCTCTGAGCTGACAGACATCTGCAAAGCAGTCGTCGGAAACGCAAGCAGCCCGCCGTATGGCCAGACCGTCTCCATCGACGTATCAACATCGCCATTGTACCCGAAGATGACGATGGCCTCATGCCACGGTATCTGGCCGCGGGAGACTTGGAGCTCCCACGGCTCAGTGCGGCCTGTTCGCGTTACGGAAGACGGGGGACGAGTCACGGTAACACCTCTCATCCATAGTTTTTAATAAGCTCTAGGACAATGGTGTACCGATCACCCGCGGTAGCCCCGATAGTCGTAAAGAGGATGTCCCCGTTCTTTCCAGTGCCTGCGTTGTTCACAATCCCGCTGAAGCGGGAAAAGTCGAACGCAAAGAACTGGTCAGACCCAAGGGTCATACACAGTGCGTCTGTCGTGGCGTCCCATAGGATGTCAACGCCCATGCCAATCGTGACAGCCTCAATGCGTTCAATGTTGACGCTTGAGCAAACCGCCCCGTTGTAGGGGTTGAGCGCGGACACATCCACCTTGACGACACCAGTTTCCCCGGTGCCGTCAGAGATGTTCGTGAACTTCATGATGGCTCGTTTAGAGCCATCGAAGATCGTCTGGCTTGTTACAGCGTCAGCCATGAGGCTCTCCTATTAGGGAACCAGCACGCCTGTCTGAGCGTAAGTCACCGCAAGATAGCCCGTGCCCGTGCCCGTGTTGGTGGACGTGACAACGATCTTGATGTCGGTGGTGCCAGTGTTGGCCCACTTGCCAACGCGGGTAGCGTCAGCGCCCGCCGTAGCTGTGATGATGCCGAGCGTGCCGCCAGCAACCGCAGCCGCCGCCGTCAGGTCCGTAGCCGAGGCCGTCGTCCCGATGCCGAGGGTCGAAGCCGCGCCGCTCCAGACCGCCGTGACGTAGAGCTGAATGTCGGTGATGATGCTCCCCGCCGGGATCACGATGCTGGTCGTATAGACGCCAGCCACGCTGCCGTTGGTGGCCTGCGTGATCGCCTCATACTGCGTCAGGGACGCGAAGCCGAGGTTGGCGACATCGGTGCCGAGGGTCGTGCCTGTCGTGAACTTAATCGGGCCAGCCTTGATCGGGCCGGAGAATGTTGAAACGCCCATGTGTATCTCCTGTCTTGAGCGAGTCTGCCACCTTGGGCAGTCAGGGACACTTTAACTATACATGAAAAAAGGGCTGGTACAATACCAGCCCTTTCTATTTCGGAGGCTAGATCAAGAGATCAAGCGCCCTGCGAGCCGTACATCGCGCGCGGGTCAGACCAACCGAAGCTGTAACGCTCGCGAGCCTTGTACCGGACGTTGCCGGTGTCAAAGTCGCCTTCCATCGCCGTCTTGATGGGCGAACGCACGAAGTGCTTCATCCCATTCGGGGCGTCGGTCTTAACGAACCAAGCGTCCGGATCGGTGAGGAAGTGGTTGACCGCAAAGCCGCTCGGCATGTAGCCGCCCGTCTTGATTGCGTTGATATCGTTGTCAGCGGTCGAGGTGCGCTGCTCGGACTTGAGGATACGCTCGGCGGTGAACTGAAGAGCCGGGGGGATAATCAGTTTCATGCCGCGAAGAGCGACCTTCAGGCCGCGTTCGTCGATGAACGCCGCGATGTCGATCAGAGCCTGTTCGAGAGAGGTCTCGTTCAGGTCCGCCTGAGTCGCAAGCGTGTTCGACCAGTTGCCGCCACCCGTCGTCGGATGGGCAGAGTTGACCAGAGACACGCCGTCGCCGCCAGTGTAGCTGGAGGAGAAGGCATTGTTCAGGACAGACGCCGCCGTCACCTGCTTGGTGTTCGACATGCTGCGCGCCAACGCGCGGGTGTAACGAGCACTGAGCTTGTCGTAGAGGTTGTCCTCGACGGCTTCCTCAGTGATCGCAAACGCCAGCGCGACGGTGTTGTGGGTGTAGCGAGCCGTGAAGGCTTCGCCAGCGGTATCATAGCTGATAGCCGAGCCTTCGCCCTTCACCGGAGCCTGACCGAAGCCAGACAGCATCACTTCTTCTTCGAACGCACGATCCGAGGTCTCGGTGTCGAAGATTTCGGCATGCTCGTTGTCGTAACGATCATACTCCATCCCAAACAGGGCGTTCAGTCCGGGCTCAAGTTCCTTGAGCAGTTGCGAACGAGTAATAGCCATTGTTCAGACTCCTATTAGACGCCCGCACCCGTACCGTTAGCCGAGTAACGATAGAAGTGGTTGTTGAGGAGGACGATAGCCAGACGACCGGCCACCGACGCATCGCTGTTCGAGGGGGTGTCCTCAAAGCCAATGATGCGGAGGTTAAGCGTGTTGGTCGTGTTAGCCGTCGATACGGCGAGTTCAGCGGTGGAGATGCCGGAGGTGGCATTGCCGCTGGTGGCCGTAGCGAAGTTGGCGTTGGCATGAACGATGTCGTTCGCCGCAGCCGCGTTGCAGTTGATGAGGTACATCTGGTCGGGGTCAGCCGAAACCGTGGCGTAAGCAACGGAGTTGGCGTAAACCGCAGCGGTTCCGGGCCAGAACGGGGACCACTTCGGCGTGCCGTTGAGGTCAACGTAGTTGCAACCCAGAAAAGCGCCCAGAAGCGGAACAGTGCCGCCGTTGGCGTTGCCAACGATGTCAATCAGACCGTTCGCCAGCGGGATCACAGGGGAGCCCTGATAGATCACGCTAGACGTGCCCGCAGTCGCGGCAGTCTGAATGGCGTACACCATGTCGCCGTTAGAGTTCGGCGCGCTTCCAAGCATACGATACGGGCGAAGCCCGAACGAGGCATCAATGTTTGCCATTGCCTAGATCCTTACTGTTTATCGGCGGAACGATTACCGCCGAAGCTAACCCGTGACTGTCGCTCAGGACGCATCATGGGCATTGATGGGTGTTGGTCTCGCATGAGGTCGTTATCTACCGCCTTCATCTGCTCTTGCGTCTGATTCTGGTAGTAACCGGTTCTCTGCTCGACAATCTCTGTGGGAATACGCGCTAGGACCAAGCCCCCAACAGCAATAACGCCAGCGTGTTTGCCGTCGCTAATCGTGGGGAGATCCCAATCAGGGTATTCCTCGGCGCGAACCAGCTCGAAGCCTTCGCGTAAACGGGCGGAAAGATTCTTCCGATCATCAATGCCGTTGGCTTCCATGCGGATCCAGCGGTGCCGATAGCCCTCGGGAGCGGGCGGTGCGTCCAAGGAGGACGGGGGTTTCCACGTGAGTGGGCGCGCACTTCTGTCGCGGACATTCTCGGAGCGAGGCTTACGGTCTATCGTCATATGACTTAACCTTGTTGCTGCATACGAGTATGCCTAGCATACTCTTCTAAACTAACACCTAGAGCCTTAGCAACTCTAATCTGACTTTCCGTCAGCTTGACCTTTGTAGAGTTGGATTTGACGGTTGTTCTGGCGGAGGCGACCATCGACTGCGGGCGCTGCCCCTGAGAGCCGTTGTTCTGGGCGGATTTGAACTTATGCGGGAACTCCGTACGGATACGGCTATCCAGTTCCCGGTAGTAGTCGTCGGACGACGGGTCAAAGCCCTCCACCTCAACGAGATCCGCATGGATGGCGTAGGCCGTCGCCGTCATGGCCCGGTCGTTGCCAAACCATTCGTTCCGTTCGGCCCAAGAGCGAGCCTTCGGATCTGGCTGGGGAGCCTGCGGAGCGGGAGCCGCCTGCGGCTGAGGGCGGGATGCCAAAGCGCGCTGCTGAACCTCTTCCTGTTCCCGCCGCAGTCGAGACTGACGAAGCCGGTCGTTCTCGACAGCGAGCGACGCCAGTGCGCCTTGGGCCTCGATCTGAGCGTCAACATTGCCCTCGTCAATCGCGCGACGAAGCTCTTCTCGAACCATTTTCTCCTGCGTTTTGAGTCGGTTATCGAACTCCTGCACAAGAGATTTATCGAGTCGGCTGGCCCGCTCCTGATAGGTCTCAAGCTGACCCTTCAGACCGCGGGCATACTCCAGAGCCGCCTGTTCACGGCGTTCCGCCTCACGGATCTTGTATGTCAGCTTATCAATTCGTTTCCTGACAGACTCGGAATGTTCTTCAAGATCCCGTTCTGTCTTTGCCTGAACAGGCTGTTCTTCCTTCTGCGGCTCCCTTTCGGGGGCAGAAGCTTCGGCAGCAGCGGCCTCCTCGATCACCACTTCGACCGAGCCGTCCTCTACCTTCTCTTCCTCAGACATAGCAATCTCCATTGCTGCGCTGTCAGACATTCACGATGTCGTCTGGGTCAGCGATTGTTGCGATGACTTCATCATCGTTGATAATGCGAACCTCGCCGCCCTCGATCTTAAACCGAGCGCCAGCATAACGTCCGATCATCACCCACTGACCCTTTTTGCACCAAGGGCCAGCTGGGAACTTGTTCTTGTCAGCATAGGCGTCCGGGCCAACGGCCAAGACGTAAGCGACCACGCTGGCAAGAGACTGCCTTTGAACGAACTCGTCGGGGAGGTAGACATCGCCCTTCGTCTTGGCTCTGCCCTGATAGGGGAGAACCAAAAGCCGCCAGCCCGCAGGCTGAGGAAGACGTTCAATGGCGCTTTCAGGAAGACGGGTGGGATCGAAAACCCGCTCTTCCGGCGGGACAAAGGCTTTTTCTAAAGCCTTCGGCTCTTCTGTTTGTTCCGGAACCGGAACATTCTGGCTGCTTTGTTTGGCGAGATAGTTAGGGAGTATGAGATCACTCATCGTCCATTGCATCCTGTTTCTTCAGCAGAAGGCGGAGTTCTTCTTCAATCTCATTCCACACCTCCAGTTTTCCCCGGAGGTGGCGAAAAGCGGCAAAGTCCTGAACCGAGCCTTCTGTGATCGCTTCAGTGACTGTTTCACGCCGCTCACGTATTACCTTAAACAATCTGTCAACAATGTAAATATCTGACACGGCAGTTCCCCCTCTTTTGTCAGATTACTTCCCAGACTCGCAGTACCCCTCACGGCGAGCATTATTGACTTTCACTTCCGTGATCGTCTGGGGGGTATCCTTGGATGACCAAGAGATATCCCGCCAGACTGAGCAGGCTGACAGATTAGTCTCTGCGGTGCCCATCACTTTCGAGCAGCCGGTCAGGACTAACAACAGCGGAATCGCCGGCAGTAATCGCATTTTGAACCCTCTTCAGTGCGTCAGCCGTAGCCGCGGCTTGTATCTCAGCGATGGCGTCCGACCTGATCTTCAGGTAGACGCCGCCGAGAACCATGAGGACCGCGCCCCCAATCAGGATGTAGCGGCCAAGGGGAGAAAAAAGCAGCCCAATCATGCGGCCTCCTCATCGAGTCTTTTCTTGCGGAAGTACCAGACAGCGCCTGCCGCAATCACAATGACAACCAAGATCAGGACAGTTGCGTCAAGGGATGACAGAATGTCCCCGCCTTCCCGTACCAGCGGAACAACTTCCTGCGCCACGGCAATCGTACCAAGGCCGCCAGCTGCCACAGCGGCGTTTACCTCCTTGGACTGCACAATGGACTTGGACGCCTTCGGCTGCTCGGGTGTAAGGCGAGCCTCCTCGATATCGACAGGCTTCTCCGTATCCACCCCGCGCCAGAGCTTCGCTTCCGCACGGCGGCGGCGAACAAGGCCCGCGATTTCCCGGCCACCGGCCTTGGTCCACTTCATGAGTTCGGCTGGCACCGCCTCAAAGTTCTCCTCGTTTACGCGCCTGAGAAGCGTCGATTTCTGAAGAGACCCGAGACCGCAGTTGAAGGCAAAGCTGACAAGAACGTCGAACTGGTTCTGGCTGACCACGACCTTCAGGAGCTTATCGACGCCCTTCTCAAACTTCTGGAGATCGCGCGCGAGGATCTCGGCGCTCTCATCCTGAGTGATCGTCATGCCCTCGCAGACCTCGGGAGCGCCAGCTGCGCTGGTATGACCAACCCCAATCGTGAGCACATTTGCTGAACAGCGGTATGCTTTCAACCGCTCTCCCTCGAACTCACGGATGTGCTTAATGCCTGCTGCCGATGTTCTCATGTGTCACCTACTAAACAAGATTGCCATTCCAAACAGACCGGCCACAAGGAACGCGGCGACTAGGACAACTGCGCCCAGCAGCACAAGGTCTTCCTTCATCTGCTGCGCGTCTCGTTTGCGCCGCTCCTCCAGAAAACGCTGCTCCTTGCGTACCCTGATGATCTCCCTCTGCACCTCGTCCCAGCCCTTCAGGCCGTATATAGCGACAAATTCGTTCTTAACCTTCTCCGCCCACTCTGCTGCCTGTTTGCGCTTCTGAACAACATCTAACGCGATTTCTTCCGCAGTCAGCTTGCTGAACAGTTTTGGCTTTGGCGGATCAGCCGCAGCCTGCGTTAACTTAGCAACAGAGCCATACAGTTTCGCAACGTCGCTCGTCATGGACTGAATGTCCTTGCCGAACTTGATGCCTTGTTGAATGGCCGAGAAGGCCGACTTCGCCGCCCCGAAGACCAGAGCAATCGTGGCGGGGTCCATTTCTCACCTCGCCATCTCGCTGGATGTTTGGTTGATGCGCGACTTCACAGAAGATATATCACGAGGCTCTGTTTTGAACCCGACAGAGATGTATCCGACCATGTGGCCAGCTTCAGGCGGGACAGAGCCCCGGCAGGCGTAGGTGACGCCACGGGAGATCAGCCAGTCGCCAGCGTCAGATGACGCCTCAAACTTCTCGCACAGCACCTCGCCGTTCAGCATGGCGACAGCGGCGCGGTTGCGGGCCGGGGAACCAGAGAAGAACGCGCCCTTCTTGCCTTCCAGCGGGGAAAACCTGCCGTCAGCAGACTGGGCGATGCGCGTAATCCGTGCGTTCTTTGCCAGATCAACCTGATGGATGATGACAGTCTCGGCACGAAGATCACGCAGCAGATCGCGGCCAAGTGAAGATAGCCGCTCATCGGCCAGAAGTTCCGGCATCGTCTCTCGATGCGTCAGCGTTCCAACAATCCGATCCTGCTGTTGGTAAACTATATATCCAACAAGGGTCAGGACACCGAGAAGAACTACCGTCGCGAGCTTAAACGGGCTGTCGATCCACTTAACCAGATCGAGGGCCTTATCAAGCGGACCCCCCGGTGGCTTTGAAGGGGCAGGCTCTGGGGCCGACGGCTTTGCAGCAACAGGCGGCGAGGCCGCAGTCTTTTTAACTGCGGCCCTTCTGACAGGTTTCTTCTTTACAGCCGCCTTAGCCATACTATCAGCTGACAGTGTACTTCTGGGGACGGAGCATTGCGCCAAAGCCACGAGCCGCCTGCTCGCCCTTCGGGGCGGCGGGGATCGGGGTCTCCTTAACATTCTTCAAGGGCACGCGGCCCTGATTAACGATGTCCTGATAGTTGGCCGCGCCGACATCGTACTGACGGGTGCGGACGTTCACAGGGAGGTCAAGGGCCTTCTTGCGATTTGCCATGATACTTTCCTCGCTTCTACTTGGATGTGGCTAGAGATCCGATGCCGGAGATAAACTTGGAGATGTCATACTGGACTGGTGTGACTGTCGGGGCGACGGACGCCTGTTTCTGACCTGCTTGGGCAAGTTGGGCAGCGACGACCTGTTCTTCCTCATTGAGACGCCTAAAATCGTCACCACCTCCCGTAGTCTGACCGGAATAGAAGCCGTCCTCTTCGTTAGCTTTTCCAGCCAGATTATCCAAAGCTGCAAGATCAAAGATGGACGGGGCGTTGGCGATCTCAGTCGTAGGTAACTCAGAAAGTGTTTCCGCCTGTGCGACGTTAGAGACAACACCTTCGTCTGAGGTAGTCCCATCCGATGTATATCCGCCACGATCACCCGTCGAAGTTGTTGAAGCAACTTGCGAGTCGGTGGTTCCAGAGACTCCGTAATCTCCGGTTCCAAGACCGGGAGTGCCCGCGCCTGTGACTCCAGTAGCCCCATAGCCGGATGAAACCGTGCTTGTGTTCCAAGCGGAGGGTCCAACATCAGCAAGGGTGCCGTAGACGCTCTGGTTTGCGGCAGCCGCAGCGGCAGCAGCAGCTGCCTCTTGAGCGGCTTGATTAGCCATCATCGTATCAGCTATCTCTTCGTTTCGCGCAACGTCTTCACGAGCAAGCTCGTCAGCTCGGTCCTGTGATGGGGCTGAGTATCCTTGAAAGCCGCCCCGAACGTCTTCCGATGTCAAATCCCCGACCTGTGTGTCGGACAAGACAGACCCAAACAGGCCGTCCATAAAAGCGTTGAACCCAGCCTGTCCTGCAAGAGTTCCTTCCATCGGATCGCCAGCGGGAATATCCGGATTGGGGTCGCCACCCATCGGATCGCCGGACGGATCGCCGGACGGATCGCCGGACGGATCGCCTGAAGGTCCAGAGTAACCCTCGGCATCGCCCTCGCCCTCGCCCTCGCCCTCGCCCTCGCCCTCGCCCTCGCCCTCGCCCTCGCCCTCGCCCTCGGCATCGCCCTCGCCCTCGCCCTCGGCATCGCCCTCGCCCTCGCCCTCGCCCTCGCCCTCGCCCTCGCCACCATCATCAAACATGGGAATGCCGGTTTTAGAGTTTATCTTGTTCCGAGGAGAGCCAACGACAAACTGATTAAAGTCCAGTCCTGCTTTCTCAAAAGACTGTCGAAGGGCAGAGGCAACAGAAGGAAACTTCTCCTGAAAGTCTAGGGGAAGAACAATTTCGCCAGTGGTAAGATGACCGATGGTATTGTCACGGCCCTTTCCAAGACCGGCAGCCACCTTCAAAGTTTTCCGTACGGATTTATTAGCCATGACGAACAGCCCACATCTTATTGTCAAACCCGTAGACAAACAGCAAATCGCCATCTGTCACGACTTCGTTCGTCAGTCTTTCAGGGAACTGGAGCCTGACCAAAACATGCAAAGTCATTGGGTCAATCCCAAAAAGTTCCCCCTTTGAGGTGCCAAAGTACACTATTCCGTTGATAAAGGAAGGGGACGAGTGGATCTTCTCTCCCACGTCCAAGCTCGCAACAAGGCTGTTTGTCTCAAGATCAACCACCACTAACTGATGATCCGAGGAGCCGACAAAAGCCCTGTCCCCCACAATCAGGGGCCGCATATAAATCAAATCATCCGTCTGATAAGTGAACTTAACCTCTCCGGTGACATAGTTCCAAACGTATACCTTGCCGTCGAAAGCCCCAAAGACGGCAAGGTCGCCCTTGATAGCAACGTGATACTTAACCGCCTTCAGGCCCGTAAGCTCTTGCACGAGCTTGCCAGTATCGTGTTCAAAGCTGCACACCGTTCCGTCATTCGTACCCAGAACGACCATTTGTCGAGAAGGAGAAAAAACCGGAGACCCGTGAAGGAGCTTGGTGAAATAATGCGCCCAACGTCTTTCCCCCGTCTCAGCATCAAAACAGGCAAGAGCCCCGCCCTTTTCCGCACCCTTAAACTCAAGCCCCACATATATAAAACCGTTAGCATAGCAGGTAGACGATCCAATCCAGTCGCATACTCTCTTTGACCAGACAACCGAACCCGTGTCAGCGTTTAGACAAAGTAGCTCGCCGGTATAGGTCCCGACGTATACCCTGTCTCGAACAAGACAAGGCGAAGAAATAATCCCCTTTCCAGTCTTGTCCTCGACAGAGTGCCACCACCTAAGCCGACCTGTCTTTGAATCGAGGCACCACAAGGTTCCGCAGTCGGACCCAAAGATTATTGAGTTCCTGTAAAGAACAGGCGTTGATTTGCAAACCGCAAAACCAAGGTTCGGTTTTGGCGATGCGAACGTCCACGACACGTCGCAATGAGTTACAGGTTCATGCGGGTCTTTGAACTCCAGACCAATATCTTGCAAGTCGAAAAGACTGGATGACAGAATCCCGCTTTCAATAAGTTTTTTGACGCCCTGCCTTGAGTGAAAGTTTACTACGACAAAAGCCCGAGAAACCTTTATCCCGCAGTCTCTTAACTTTACTGCCGCGTTGCAAAGGGAAGATCCGCTATTGAGGGTGTCATCAACAAGGATGACAGGCTTGCCATCCGAAATGCCGTCGATATGTGATTGTTGAAGATGCTTCTTCCTCTTCTTGCGAACAATCAACCCATTTAGCTTTATGCCCCTACGAAGAGCCTCTTGCTGTATGGCAGCCATCATTGGAACGCCAGAGGACTCTACCGCCGCCAGCTGGAAGTTAGATAGGTTACTGTGGTTATCAAGAAACAACGTGGCTATCTCAGACATCATTTCAGGATCAAGAATCGCCCGTCGAAGATCTAAGGCCCACGAGAACTTCCCGCCGAGCCGACTAAACAGGGGCTGATTAGATGAAGACCTCAGTATACAGTTTGATCTAATAAACTCTATCAGTTCCACGGTCGTCCCCCCCCGTAAAAGAGGGGACATACTAACCGTAGGGGAAAAGTGAAGCAATTCCACCCTGTTGCGACTCCTGCTCCTGCTGGCGCGCCGCCATAAGATTAGGAATCTCAAGAAGCGGTGCAGCCCGCGATTGATCCATGCTCTGATAGTACCGAGCAAGGTTAGCTATGTCACGCGTCCTGCCAGCCGGAGCTTGAGCCGGGACCGTCTCATCCAAGACGTCCGCCGTCGTCTCCTCCGTCTCGGGCTGCCCGCCCTCGTCTTCAAGGGAAGCCTTGACGTACGGCGCGCTGCCCGTGCCCTTACTGCCCGCCCAAGTCGTCAGGTCCGACGAGGTGAACTGATCGAACGTCTTGTCCCCAAGCTTGATCGACCTATTCGCCTCGATCACCTTGTCGCCAAGAAGGTCGCGGATCGGCGTGTTCGGGTCCGACTTTAAAACCTTCGCCGCCCCGGCAGGGCCAGCAAACCACGCCAGATAGACGTTGCCCTGCGTCGGCTCGATACCCTGACGGGTCAATGTCGGGATCACGTCGTTCTGAAGGTAGAACTCGGCAGCCTGCTCCTGAATGAGCTTGCCTTCGTCACTCGTATCCGTCTTTAGTTTAAGAAGCTCCCGGTCGGTCGCCCCTTTCAAATCGGGCCGCGCGCGGCGGATCGTCGCCAGCCACGTCGCGTCCGTGAACTGATATTTGCCCCCTGCCGATGAGGTGCGGCTCTGCGCGCCGTAGTTGCCGCCGCTCTCACGAGCGCCAATCCTCATCAAGAAGGGGTTCTGACTAGCCATGACTAAACGCCCTTACCCTCGTTTGACAGACGGGCTCGCTCAATCGAGACGTTCGCGCGCAGCTGAGCGATGTCCTCGTTTGATTGACGACGCTCCTCGTCAATCCGCTCCTTGGCGGCAAGCTTGCGTTCCTCAAGATCGAGCTTGAGGACGGACTCCTCTTCCTTCGCCTCAAGCGCCCGCTGGCGAATATCAAGATCGCGCTTCTGCAATTCCAAAACCGCGCTGTTCGCCGTGTCAGCCGGAGGCGGAGCGATGCTCGCCATGATCTGATTAATCATCGCCGCCTCAAGCTTCGCGGCGCTGGCTTGCAGCATTTCAGCCGGAGGCGGGATAGGCGGTAACATCCTACCACTCACCGGATCGACCTGCGGACGCATCAAGTCCTGCATCTGTGCCCGCACCGTTTGCATGGCTGCAAACGAGACGTGCTCAAACACGTGACCGAGCAATATCCCATAAACCTGCGGAGAAGCCTGAATAAGCGGCGTCTTGATAAACGCGATGTGCGCGTCGATGTGAGCCACATGATCCTGCTCCGGGAAGGCACGCAAAGACTGCGCCCCGTTCGGAACCAGCATGGCGCGCGAGTTCTCGACCGCCGGACCTTCCGGCTGCGGCTGCGGAGGAGGCGGCAGGATCAGGTTGATGTCGGTGACGCCAAGCGCCGTATACATACGTCGATACGCCTCATACGTGTTGTGCATCTGCGGCGCGGTCTGAGCCAAGGTCAGTTGTTGCTGGGCCAAGGCGATACGCTGCGTCATACTAAAGATGTTCGGGTCGCTGACAGGGATGATGTCAACGCGACCGTCGAAGTCCTGCTTCTTGATCGTGGGCTTCTGACCTTCGACCTGATACGGATACTCCGGCGGCATATACTCCGCGAACACCTCGGCCAGCAGACGAAGCTCTTGCTTCTGCGCGTAGTGCATCCGCTTGTGCACCGCGCTCATCACACGGCTGCCACGCTCCAAAAGCGCGATGGTCGTACCGACAGGCAACTCTTGGTTGCTGTCACCCATGCCCATGTCCGACGAACCAATGAACTTCTCGCCCGCCGTCACGCAGAACCCAAGCAGCGACATCAACGTCGCGCTCGGCTCCTTGTAGGGAAGCGGCATCAGGTTCTCGCGCAGCGCCCCGCCCGGAGCGTCAACGTCACGCCACTCTCCCGGCTGGATCGGGCTCTCGGCGTCCTGAATACGCATACCCTTCGCCTTGAAACCCGCCGGGATGTTGGCGAGCGTGCCAGAGTCGATCAACTGACGAAGGACCGAGGTCGAAGAACGGGAAAGATTGCCCAGAAGGTGAATGAGCCCGAAGCCGTAGAAGCCCATACCCGGCAGCATCTTGTAGTGCACAAAATACTGCTTCTTCTTTTTCTTCGGGTCGTTCTCGCGGAAGTTGCGGCGGATCGCCAGAATGGTTCCGCTCGTCGCATCCACCGTCACAATGTACGGCAGGCTAATGCCTGTCGGATTGCCGTCCTCGTCCTTGTCTTCAAAACCGGGAATATCAAGGAAGCAGTGACACTCGTAGATCAGGTAATCCTCCGGCTCGCCCGAAGGCTCGACACCGGAAATCTTATCCGTCTTCTCCTCGATCTCGTCCCGCTCCGTCTGCGTCGGGGTGGGAATCTCGACATCGCGATAGAAGCCCGACACCTGCTGCTTGCGAAGATTGTTCTTCGAAATCCGAAGCACGTGTGTCACACGCTCCGCCGTCCCAAGATCGCGCGCCGAATACGGCACAATCAAATCCTTCGGCAGCACGTACGGAGACACAGCGCGCCGAAGCTCGCCGTCGTAATAAACCTTCTTAAAGGCCGACCCGCCATAGCCCAGATAAAACAGCATCTGGTCGTACTCGGGATCGTACTCCTCCATTTCGACCGTGATCTGATAATTCATATACGACTTGACGCGCTCGGCCTGCTGCTCCTTCTCCGGAGTCACCTGACCAACGACAAGCGTGCGCGCAGGACCGCCAGCTGGCAGCATCTCCTTGTAAGCCTGCGCCTGAAACTGCGTCACAGCTTCGTTAAGAAGGGGATGAACGACGCCAGTCGAACCGTTAAACGGTTCCGTGCGTTCTTCGTACGTAAGGCCAAGGAGAGTAAGGCCCTCTTCATACGCCTTCTTCCATTCCTCACGGCCAGCATCGTCTTCCTCAATCGCCGTGCATAGCTCTTTACTGATCGACGAAAGCTGCTCGTCATCAAGAACTTCCGCGATGTTATCTCCGAAGCCCAACGACGATATGTCCAACGACTCGATGTCGCGTCCAAATATGACTGTAGCGCCACCCTCCTCGTCTTCCTCAATCGTCACCTCGCCCTCTGTCTCCATCCCCTCTTCATTGGGGACTTCGATCTCGGTCCCCGGACCTTCGTCCATGGGAGACGGATTGTTGGGAAGAGCCTGTTCAATTCCGGAGTAGGGAGAAGCCATCAGTAGTAAACCCTGTTCGTGGTCCGCGGAACTTCTTCCAACTGGTAATCTTCTGGGTGGGTCACGAATCCGCCCTGCCGGAACCGCATCAAAGCCTGCGTGGCACAGTCAACCATATCATCATGGTCAGCAAACGGGAAGGCCGCGATTTCCTCGACCACTTCCTCCGCCCAAGACGCCTCCGGCCTCCACACCAAACCCGCCTCAAACATCGGGGCTACCGCGTTCACACGGGCGTGCTTGTCGTTGCCTCGGCTCGGCGTGAAGTTAACAACAGGTATCCCCATCTGCCGCAATTCCTGCGTAAGAGGCATACCCGCCGCCTTCGCTTCGATCAGGATCGTGTCCGGGTCCCAGTACTTAAACTCCTCATACGCGATCCGCTTCAGGTCCGGAAACTCCCACCGGCCCTTCTTGGCGTCCAGCAATATGATGCTCGGCCCCGCATCCTCCTTCGGATAAAACACGCCCCACGTCTGGATAGCCGTAAAGTCCGAGGTCCGTGTTTTGAGGTACGCGGTGTCGTAAGACTGCATAACGTACTGAAGACGCGGGACATCCTCCCGCTCCCAGATCTGCCACCAGTCCCTCTTGATGATCGCCGCCGTGTCAGAAGTCGGCTGCTGCATATACTGCGCCTGCCACTTCGACGTGGAGATCGAGGCCCGGATCTTCTCCAGTTCATCAACCTTCCAGTATTCCGGCCACAAAGACTTGCCGTTGTCCAAGATCGCCGGAAACTCGACCACTTCCCATTGATCCGCCTTTGGATCGGTCGCCATCTGCTTCAACAGACGGGCTGTCAAATCCTTATCGCCCCAGCGCGTCATAACCACGACAATCGCGCCTCCCGGCTGCAAACGCTGCCTTGGACCCGACATATACCACTCCCACGCCGCATCCAGCGCAGTCGGGGATTGGGCGTCCTGTTCCGAGTGCGGATCGTCCACGATAAACAAGTCAGCGCCGCGACCGGCGATGTTCGAGCCGACACCCGCCGCGTAATACTCGCCGCCGTCGTCCGTCTCCCAGCGAAACGCCGCCTTGCTGTCAGCCCTAAGCTTCACGTTCGGGAAGACCCTGTGGTAATCCTCCCCGTCCATCAGATTACGAACCTTGCGGCCAAACCTTACCGACAAGTCAGCGGTATGGGTCGCCTGCATGATCTTCTTATTCGGCATCCGGCCAATGAACCACGCCGGGAACAGGAAGCTCGCAAACTCCGATTTCGTATGCCTCGGGGGCATATTGATAATCAGCCGCTTCAACTCGCCGCGAGCTACCCGCTCCAGCTTGTCAGCAACGATCTTGTGGTGACGACCGGCCACGAACCCCGGCCACACGTACTTCACGAAATCAATGAAGTTCTCGCGCGCCGTTTCCTGCTTCGTCATCTGAACAGCGCGGTCCAGAAGCTGCGCGTACCGCTTCGCCGCCTCTTCAGGAAGCAACTCAAGTGAAGACATGAGGGACCTCTCAGGTCTCCTCACATACTTACAAAAGCCTAATAAGTAAAGGTCACTTGTCCGTGATCGGCCCGCCCATCAGCCACGCATCGCAGGTCCGCTGGTTGGGACGGGGTAGTCGTACTTGGACGACGAGGGATGTTTCACGTGAAACATTTTTTCCAGTGGGTGGGGGTAGGGTCCCTTGGGCCTTTGTACATGAACCGGGGACCGGGGTCCACGGGAGAGAAGATCGTAACGCCACCGAAACGCCTGAGAAAGTTTAACTCGGCAGTAAACTTTTCGCGACTGAAAAAATAGCGGCAGAAATAGTGATATACGCGCGGTCGCGCGAGCGGGGGGCCGCGGGCGGGGGACCGGGGTCCGCGAACCGCGCGCAATCCTGACAGCGTGACAGGGCAAGGGACCCGTGACAGCTGCCACCCTGACAGCTGCACGCCCAGCCTCCGCCTGACAGCTGACAATGAATGACAGCCAAGGGACCAAGGGCCGGGGACCGTGCACCAATGACAGCCGCACCGGATGACAGCTGGCAGAAAATCAGGGACAGGGCCGGGAAAGCGCCGCGGCGCAGGGACCTTTGACAGATGACAGCGGGAGCATGACAGGAGGGGCGGGGATCACGGACCACGGCCCAGAGGCCGGGAGTATGTTTCGGAAGCGGAATGAAAGCGAAAAAAAGAACGGTCTATCAATTCGCGTTGACAGCTGGGGCCGAATCATGAGACAAGGAAAGCGTTGACTCAGCAGCCGACAGAAAGGGCTAGAGCATGACAGAGCACCGAAGACTGACAATCGACGAGCGCCTGATATTGCGCCGCGCGATCATCAAGCATCCCGGCTGGCAGGACTACCGGAAAACCCGCGGCATCGACGCTTCGGGGCTCACCAGCACCGAGACTTTGAACGCCTGCGCCACGCTGGGCATCGACATTGAACACACCCTCGAGAACGCCGAGACGGAGACCGAGAACATGAAAGAGCGCACGAACACCCCTGAGACGACCACGGACGCCGCCCGCCGCTTTGCGGAAATTCAAACCCGCCTGCGCGCGCTTGGCCACGACGAAACGGCTGACAAAGCGTTGGCAATCCTCTCGACGATCACGACGAAGCAAGGAGGCTGGGCGACCGACGCGCAACTGCGATATGTTGAACGCGCAATCGAGACGGCCCAACGCGCTGGCGCGACGACTGGCAGCACGACAGCCGCAGCAACCGACACGCCGCCCCCGCCGCCCGCAGCGGCAGAGACCCCCGCGCCGATCCCGACGCCGACCATCGCCCCGACAGGAGACGCCGCAGGGGCCGCACTGGCTGCAATGGTCCTCCCGCACATCATGGGCGCGCTGGCGCCTGAGATCACCCGCATGGTCGAGCGACGCCTTGAGAACGTCCAAACGGTCCGGATCGAGGTTGCGCGCTGGGATGGCACCACTGGCACGACCGAAGGACATTCGCACCCGCAGCTTGCGAAACTGATCCGCGCCGCGACCGCGCGCACGCCAGACGGCTTCGCCCCGCAGATATTCTTGACGGGCGGAACCGCCGTTGGAAAATCGCACGCCTGCAAACAGGTTGCACAGGCGTTAGGGCTCGACTTCTTCGCGCATGGCGCAATGAACCAGACGTTCGAGCTTCTGGGGTTCGTGGACGCCGGTGGCAACTATCATGCGACCGAGTTCCGGCGCGCGTTCGAGTTCGGCGGGCTTATTTTGTTCGACGAGTTGGACAGCTGGGGACCGGATGCGACCCTTGCGCTCAATTTGCCACTCTCGAACGGATACTGCCCTTTCCCCGACCGCACCGTGCAGCGTCACCCGAATTGTGTGATCGTCGGAGCCGGTAACACGTGGGGGACCGGCGCGACAGCGGATTTTGTGGGCCGAAACCGCATGGATGCAGCGTTCCTGTCCCGCTTCCCGATCAAGATTCCGTTCGACGCTGACCCCGCCCTCGAAATCGCGCTCGCGGGGGATGCAGCCTTCGCCCGCCGCGTGCAGGCGGCGCGGGAGCGTGCCCGAGCCGCTGGCCTCAAGCACTTGATCGACGCCCGTCAGATGCGCGCAGGGGCGGCCCTTATCGCCGCAGGCTTCACACCCGACGAGGCCGCGCAGATGACCTATCTCGCGGGCCTGAGCGACGAGCAACGCCGCATGATCGAGGGAGCCTGAGCCATGATCCGCACCCGCCTCGACGCCATTCCGGCGATCCGCAAGGACTACCCCACGGCGTCCGATACGTTCTTGATCGGGGACCCCGCCCAGACCGCGCAGCTATTCGCGAGCGTGAACCCGGAGCGCGACAGCCGGAAAGGCCGTCGCGACAGCTGGAGCGGAAACCAGACCTTTGACGAGTCGCTGGCCCGCTTCAAGGAAGGCGATCCGGCACTTGTCCCGGCGTCCGACGCTTACCTTGAGAAACTGACAAACCGCCCCCTAGTCTCCCGCCGCTGGCAAATCGTGCCCAGCGTGGCGGGAGGCTCGCCCAACGTGCCCGCAATGCTCGCAGGACACCCGCTCGCGATGAACCGCCGCCAGCGCATCGCGAGCGATCAGGCCCCGCTCGCGATTATCGTTGACGTGGCATCAAGCCAAGGGATCAGCGCTGCGAACCTAGAAAAGCGCGGCGCAGCCATTCTCGCGCTTGTCCGGATGCTTTCGGCCAGTCGCCCCGTGAGTCTTTATGTGGGCGTCAGCGTCACGTGCGGCCACTTGAAGGGCGACCGCACATACGACACCACGCACGTGTTCACGCGCTGCGACACGGCCCCACTTGACCTTGCACGCATGGCGCACATTCTGGGCCAAGCCTCGACCGCGCGCCGCCTGTACTACGGCGCGGCATACGAGACTGAGAGCGCGCCGAACGGGGACGGTAACTTACTCTGGCCCTACAGGGCGGGCCCGACCGCGATCAGGGAGCACGCGCACGCAATCCTGTCCCGCGCGATCCCCGACGCCTGCGAAAGCCTCTATATCGGCGCGGCGCACATCAGCGATGAGGCGATCAAGAACCCCGAGCAGTGGCTTGATAACATGATGACGCGCCACGGTGGCGCGCCCGTGACCGAGGCTGCATAGCGGCCCCGGCAGGACCAGCAGCACAGCGTCCGGCATCGCGCCGGACGCGCTCACCCACGCGCAGGAGCGAACACCATGCCACAGATTGACGCCGACATGGGCGCAGCCCTCATGGCCTACCTTGAACGACTCGCGGAGGACTATCGCGCCAGCTGGCAGGGACGCGGAGAGGAATCGCACGTCGCGGAAATGATCGAAGACTTTTCTGTCAGTCTCACCCTTGAGATAGGCAGAAAATACGTCAAGATCATCGACGGACGGCGCAACGGGCGCAGCGCGCACTCGTTTGTCGTTCTGTCAGACGGCGGCGGGTTCCAGCGCGGCGACATATTGAAGGCCGCAGGCTGGCAGACGCCCGCCCTCAACTTTCGGCGCGGAAACGTGTTCGAGGACAGGCAGGGGGCAGACCGGATCAGCTGGGCGGGGTTCTGACAGCCCAGCCCAGGCTCCTGGGGTTCAGACCGTCATCGCGCCCTAAATTCCGACCGTCATCGCGCCCTAAATTCCGACCGTCATCGCGCCCCCTATTCAGGGGGCGCAGCCTCTTTGCGCTTGAAGAAGTTCACGCCCCCGCGCGGCGGAGTCTTCCGTTTCCCCGGCCTCTCGCGGATGGCCTCATCGTAATCCGTGACAGACTGGGGCGGAGGCAGCCGAACAAGCTTCATCTCATAGCCTAAGACGGTGCAGCACCGGATGATTGTCGAAAACTTGAGATCACGCTTCGACTTCTCAGCTTCCCAGATGGTCGCGTGCGACAAACCGGACGCCATGCAGACGCGGCGGCGCGAGACCTTTACGCCCCGTGTTCGCTGCGCGTGTTCAATAGCCGCGTCCAAGAAGGAAAAGAAATCCTCCGGCACGATGATTTTATAACTGACAGGATTACGCTTTGCCATTCTTGCGCCCGATGAAATCCAGCATTGCAATCCAGTTTGGGGGGAGGTGCGTTTCAAAGTCCGGCTTCGCGGCGATTCCCCGGTTCAGGTCGAAGACCTTATCGCCACGGTACAGCCTGACAGACTGACCCTCCGGATAGCTGACAACATTCCAGACCCTATCGGGTGTGGACTGGCATCGCTTGGTCTGCCACGCCACCTGATTGGGACGCCACAAACCTTCGGTTTTGAAGCTGACAGTCTTCACAACCTTCAGCTCCAGCCAAAACTCAAGGTCCGTCATCGCGCCATTCAGATCGGGGATTCCGGTGCCGACGCGGGCCTCGATCCTCGTCCAATGAACCAGCCCCGTCGTCGCGCCGCTGAGGCTCTTCCAGACGCCCGCCTCCGTGTTCAGGGTCCTCGCTGTCAGACTCATATCCAACCCCCTCCTGCGAGGCTCTAACGGGCTCTGTGACGTCTTCAAAGGTCGCGTCCTCTATGACGGGCATGATGTCCTGCTTCGGGGCGGTCGCCACCGCAAGCACAGGGTACTCTTCCTGAAGCTTTTTAATCTCGGCCAGCACCTCGTCACGACTCATCTGGTCGATCTTGCCAACCATGATCTCGTGACGGGCGATGTACAGACCTGCCACCTGACCGCGCGCCTTCTCCGCCGCCACTGCGGACGCATAGTTCTTGTCAGCCAAGGCCATGTCACGAATCTCGGCCATCTTCTTTACGTGGTTCTCGAAGGTGACTTCGTACTTGCGTGACAGTTCCTGTTTAAGCTCGACGATACGACGTAAGACGTGTGGGTAATCGCGCCCGTTCATCAGACGCGACGCCGCCCACGCCGGATTGCTGAAGCCCGCCCGTCTGGCAGCCTCAGTCTGCGTGACGTTCTCTGTCGCGTACGTCTTTGCAAACAGTTCTTGCCGAGGCGTCAGACCGTACGCCTTTTCGCCCATGATCTTCAAAGATGTGATCGGAATCTTGGGTTTGCCTGCCACGTCAAAGCTTCTCCTGCCCCGTCGGGAATACAGGTATCAACAACGGTTGACAGGTACAAGCCCCAAGGCATGAGCGTGACAGGCCCGGCCCCCCACTTCTCTATAAGATAATGGGATATATTGGCGATATATTCTGTAACTCACTGTTTATACGGATATATATACGATAGCGGCTTTTTCAGCTTTTTGCGGGGGCTCTCACCTGCGTACGCGTATATGCAACTATCTAAATATATTCAAAGGCTTGCAGACTATATTTCTAATATATTGATCTCCCTTATAGATATTTCTCCCGCCCGCCCCCGCCACATCCCGCTTGATTTACTCTTCAGAACGTGCTTTAATTAGTGTTGTGGAAACAAACCATAGAAAGGGTGTTGTTATGAACAAGTTTGATGTCCGCGAAGGCACCGTGGACCACCTCGACCGCAACGATTTCCGTGATCTCATCGCCTTCCTGATGACGCTCCGGCTTATTCCCCCTCCTTCCACGGACGCGCTGCTGCTTGTCTTTGAAGCCTGTCTTCAGGACGGGCGCAAAGATCCATGGACCGTGATCCACGATGAGGACCTCATCACCATCCATCGCAAGGACGACGACAAACCTGTCGTCCTGTTCGTCCGCAAGCACGAGGACGCCTGAACATGGCTAAGGCCCCAGCAAGCACCCCCCGCAAACAGCGATCCTCCAACGCCCCCCGCGGCTTCGCCATCGTGATCGAGCGAACTGTCAGGTTACAGCACGTCCTGAACGTGTCAGCGTCTGACGTAGACGAAGCCTTGGAGATTGGTGAGAAGACCGCCTCTGAAATGTCGGACGATGACTTCGACTGGAGGGAGGAAGCGCACGACGCATGGAGCGCCTTCGGTCGGCGTGACTCTGGAGAGGGGAACGTCTGACATGACCTGTTCTCCAGCAGTCACCGGCTTGTGCGCCCTTCTGTTCACCCAGCCCGCCCTATCCATCGAGGGGCACCCGTCAGCCTATGACGGGGACACCTTGTACTTCGCCAGCCAGAGCGTGCGCCTGTATGGGATCGACGCGGAGGAGATGGACGAGCGCCACGGCAAAGCGGCGCGGGACGGCCTTCGCCTTTTGATCCGCACGGCGGGGTCGATCCGCTGTCACCCGATGGGCAATCCCTCGCACGGTCGTGTTGTGGCGCATTGCTTCACGTCGAGCGGGAAGTCCATCAACGCGGAGATGGTGTCGATGGGCCTTGCTCTGGACTGTCCGCGTTATTCGAACGGCATGTTCTCGCACCTCGAACCCAAGGGCGTGCGGGACAGGCTGAAACAAAAACCGTACTGCGTGCGTAAGTCTGTCAACTCTTGAACAAAGGACCGTGGACCATGAGCAAGCAACCACAAGCTGAAGTACACTTCAACATAAAGATTAGGAATGGCACGCGTCTGGAGGACGCGACGGACTGGCGCTGGAGCAGTTCCATTCTGTCCACGATCATCCCTCAGATGTTGGGGAAGATTGTTCACCAGCTGACGAGCGATCCGCGTGTTGCTGACAGGAAGGACGGCAAACCTCTTGAGCATGAGGCTGTGGTGGACAGTCTGTGCGCGGTGCTGTGCGAGAACCTTTGCTCGACGTGGTTCATGTCAGGTGGATCGAAGCAGGAGCTTATGGTCATCTTGGATGAAATGTACTCATGCTTTGAAGAGGAGATGACAAGCGCGGTCGAGGAGCAGGACCCCGACAACGACCTTCCGATCCCCACTGTCACGGGGGTCGGCCATGCGTAGAACGCCGCTGACGATGACAGCTGACGAGAAGCGCGATGCGATCTTGGAATTATGGTCGGGGGACAAGCACTATTCCAGCACTGAGATAGGCGAGTTTCTCGGCATATCGAAGAACAGCGTGATCGGCATTGTGAACAGGGCGCGCGGCGAAGGTGATCGGAGGGCCGTGTCCCGTGCTGCGGGCTCACCCCTTGCGAACAAGTCGAGCACCTATCCGCCGAAGCCGAAGGTGACAGACAAGCGAATAGGCCTGCGCCGCAAGGGTTTCGAGGAGCCCGCGCGTACACCTGTCCCGTCAAAGCCGGAGGTCAAGACCCTCTTCAACATCGGCATGTTGGAGTGTCACTACCCCCTGAACTACATGACGAGCGACGGGTTTCAGATTTACTGCGGCGCGGACGCCAGAGAGACATACGCGAAGCACAAGCGCGCTTACTGCACTGAGCATCACGGGCGCATGTACTATAAATCTCGCAACTACCAACCTGTCAAACAAGAGGATCGTAGAAATGTCTTCAAGTTTAACTTCAAGACTTCGTGAAGGGCGCAACATTCCCTTGGGCGAGCCGTGGGAATTGGTCAACGAAGCGGCTGACAGGATCGAGGACTTGGAGCTGGCGCTTGAGGCGTTCCTTTCTCTCGAAGAACTGACCGTCTCGAAGGACAAGTATCAATCCCTAATCGACGCGCTGACACGCGCGCACGAACTGATGGGCAAGCAGGTGGAGTGGCGCAATGACTGACGACCTTGTGAAGCGACTGCGCTATTTGGCAAAGGACACCGAAGCCTACGAAAGCAGGGCGATGTCAGAAGCCGCCAACCGCATCGAAAAGCTAGAAAACCTGTTCCCCGCGATCCTTTTTTACCTAGAGGATCAGGCAGACGTGGTTGACGGAGACAACGGCATCCCTGCTCCGAACAGAGCGATGTCGTTGATGGTATGGACGAAGCACGCGCTGGAGGGGAAAGATGACTGACGATCTTGTTACGCGCCTTAAAGAAGCTCACCGGTTGATGCGCCGCCCGCTGCTCAGAGAAGCCGCCAACCGCATCGAGCAACTGGAGGCGGCGCTGCGACCATTTGCTGCTGCTGCCGATACTTTGGATAAAGAAGGCTGGGATAATCTGCATATTGAGGGATCAAATGCTGATGTAACAGGTGAACACTGTCGTGTCGCCCGCGCTGCGCTGGAGGGGAAAGATGTACATCCTCATCGTCCTTAACTTGGTTCAGATCGGCGCTGTGGTCACGACGCAAGAGTTTGCGGACAAGCAATCATGTGAAGCCGCGATTGTCGCCGTGCAGGACATAGCAAGCAAAACGGTCTTTTCGCGCGGTCCTATAGGCATGACTTGTGTTCCAAAAGCGAAGGATGGGAAAGATGCTTCCTGATGACAACCCGAAGACCGCGTTTGGCGTGACGAAGCCTTCGTTCACGTGCGTCCCGCCTGTCGCCCTCATGCACCTGTCGCACGCGATGATGAACGGCGCGAACAAATACGGTCGTATGAACTGGCGGGAGCACACCGTCACGTCGTCGATTTATTACGACGCAATGATGCGGCATCTCCTGTCATGGGCTGACGGTGAGACGTACGACAGGGAGAGCGGAGCGCATCATCTCGCGCATGTCATGGCGTGCTGCTCGATCTTGCTAGACGCGGAGTCCCTGTCACAGATCAACGACGACAGGCCGGGATCTTCAGGCATCACCGCCGAACTCTGTCGGCAGATGAGCGAGGTCACGCAAACATGATGCGATTTATCAAGGGTTTCTGGTGCTACTTCGCGCACCAGAGAAGGGGTCACGCAATCGTCTTCAACGTCAACGAATGGACTTGGAGGTGTACGACTTGCGGACATTTGATCGACTCTAAACAGGAGAAAGAAAATGAACCATAGAGATATTCTGTCACAGTCTGCCACGCTTCTTCGTTCACGCGCCGACCTGCATGGTCAGGAGGAAGACGTAATGGATCGGGCGTGCAAAATCTTTGAGAATATCACGGGCGTTGAGATGTCCTTGTACGAAGGCGCGATGTTCATGCACTGCTACGAGATGGCGCGCATGAAGAAGAACCGCCGCAATCTTCAGGGTCTGATGAGCAGCATCGACTATCTCGCGCTGTCGGGGCAGTTCGCCTCTGGCGAGATGGACACTGCGATGGAAGACACCGAGGAGGGCATCCGTCAGATGGCCGCGAAGCTCGCGCCCATCCCTCGCCTGCCTATTACTGACCCGCCGCGTGTGGATGACGAAGGTTAAAGGAGCGTGGACCATGGATGAAGAAGCAACACCGAAGCCGAAGATCCTGCGGGGCTTTGCCGTCATCAGCCCAGAGCGCCGCAAGGAGATTGCGAGCATGGGCGGTAAGGCGGTGCCAGCTGAGAAGCGCACGTTCTCCCGTGATCGAGAGAAGGCGCGTCAGGCTGGCACGAATGGCGGGAGCAATGTTCCCGCTGAGAAGCGTGCGTTCTCGACAAACAAGGAACTTGCGATGGAGGCGGGGCGCAAAGGCGGCTCGTCCCGAAACACGATGAAATAAAAAAATAAAGAAGGGGGGTTGACTAGCTTTAACAGGTCAGTTAATCTCCCTTCCATCGCAACAACGTAGAAAGGTTTGCGACGATGAAAGCTCTTCTTATCAACGCCACCGACAAGACCGTTACCCCTGTCGAGTACAGCGGCGACTACAAAACCATTTACGACCTGATCGGCTGCGAGCTGTTCGACGTTGTGTATGCCGAGGTTGGTGGGCACAAGGTCAGCATCTTCGTTGACGATGAGGGTCTGCTGAACGCGCCGGAGCATTTCTTCCTGCTCCCCGGCTGGCCGCAGCCGCTGGCTGGCAACGGGCTTGTTCTGGGCGACGTTGACGACGAGGGCCACACGCTTGGTCTTCCGGACGAGGTGACGGACATTCCCGGCATCAAGTTCTTGAACATCGCGCAGGCCATCGCGTTCTCTCACGGCCTCCCTTACGGGGAGGCGTAAGGATGGACGCTCTCCCGAAAGACATCGCTGATATGTGCGGGGTCGTGATGACAGCGCCAGAAAAGAAGGAGGCCCCGGCCAGAGTGCCGGGGAGCAACCCGATCCAGCTGACGCAGGAAGGGGACGGGACGTTCACGCTCACCTACTTCGAGAAGGTCGTGGGCTGGATAAACGTCACTGAGTTGGATAAGCGCGAGGGCAAGGCCTATCGCGCTGTCACGGTGCACGGCGACGTGCGCCTGTGCTTCTCAAAAAAGGAAGCGCGGGACTGGCTTCTGTCGCTGTATCATTAACGAGCCATGATCTTCTTGATCGTGGCTTTATCCTGTGCGTTAAAATAGAAGCCGACTCCGCGAAGGTTCCTGACACGCAAGCCGTGTTCCTTGAGCCTCTTGTTGAGTCGGCATATTGCTACGTCCACCACCCGCGAGGATTGGATCTCCGCGCTACGCCCTGTCATCGTGATAATGGACAGGATCTCATCCCGGTTGACAGCATCCGCCTCAAGGTGAAGAGCCCGCAGAATGTGGGCAAGCTGACGCGGCAGGAGAAACGCCATCGAATACGGGAGACTCTCGATGTCCCGCTTCTGCGTTATCCCCTCAAGCTTTTGCTTGAGCTTGTCTCTTTCCTGACGGACTTCAACCAAGATCGACATGAGAACTTTATATCAGATTAACCTTCTGTTGACAAACGACATGACGAGGGCGAGGACCCTACCTGCCAGCTGTTCAGCTTCTGACAGACCAAGCCCGCTCTCGCGCAGCAGGTTAACGAGTCGGCGGTGGAGCAGCGAATCAGGACCAAGCATCGTCAATCTTCTTTGTAGCGTAACCCCATGATTTTCCAAACTCTGCGTCAACCACTGACGGGACTTGCAGTCCGACGCAGGTTTCCATGATCTCCGCGATGCGCTCGGCGGTCTTCCTGTCGGGGACCGTCATCGCCAGTTCGTCGTGGATCTGGACAAGCGGCAGCATCCCTTCGTCATCGAGCGTCACCATCGCCATTTTGGTTTGGTCGGCGGCTGATCCTTGGATCAGGCCGTTCAGGGCCTTGTAGGTGAAGGCGCGGCGGATGCCCTTGCCGTAGGTCGCGAAGGCTTCGTCGTAGGGCATTGGTTTGTGGACCCCGAACAGAGAGGGCTCCCACTTATCGTAGCGGCACTTACGCCCCAGCAGCGTGCGGACGAAGCCCTTGGTCCCTGCTCGGTTGGAGACGTACTCGCTGATGTCCTTCACGAACGGGACCTGCTGGTGATACTTGGCGAACAAGTCCTTCGCATCTGCCATGTCCAAGCCCAGCTGCGCGGCGAGTTTGGTCACGCCCATCCCGTAGAAGAGTCCAAGGTTGATGGTCTTTGCTTGCTTGCGCGGGACGCCCACGATGTCGGCGGCGATCTGGTGGAAGTCGGAGTACTTGTCAGCCTGATACTTCTCCACGAAGTCGTCGGCCCCGAGCAATCCCAAGAGCGATGCGTAGTGGACCACGATCCGGGGTTCTTGGGAGGAGTAGTCGAAGCTCCCCCACTGCTGTCCTTCTTCTGGCAGGAACAGCCCCCGGATCATCGGCCCGATCTCCTCGTTCCGGGCGGGCAGCTGCTGGAGGTTGGGGTTCGAGTAGCTGAAGCGGCCCGTGATTGTGCCGCCGCTGTCAGACCGCAGCTGGTGGATGTCGGCGTGGATGCGACCGTTGTGTTCGTACTTCGTGATCGCGTCGATGAACGTGGTGCGGGCTTTGTTGTACTCGCGCGCCAGTACGATCTGCTTCGGGAGCGGATGCTTGTTCGAGGACAGGAACTCCTTCGTGAAGCTCGGCGCGTTGGTCGCCTCCGTTCTCGGGTATGTCAGGCCCGCGCTGTCGAAGACCTTCGCCACGCTCACCGCCGCCCAGATGTCAACGTCGAGCCCATGCTCCTTCTTGATCGCGTGAAGGATCGCCTTCTCGCGCCCTTCAAGATCCCGGCGCACAGCCTCCGCGCCTTCCACGTCCACGCGCACGCCACGCTGGCGCATCTTCACGGTGGTCCGCAGGACACGCAGTTCAAGGTCGAAGATGCTTGAGACATCCTCCTTGATGATGAGCCCTTGGAAGTGGCGCCACAGGCGCAGGGTCAGGGCAGCATCCTGCTCTGCATACGGACCGACGTATTGGGGCGGGAGCTTGTACATCTCCGCTTTCGCATCGACGCTCCACTCGGCGGCGGCTTCGCGCAGCAGGCGCTCGTCCTTCTTCTCGTAAAGGTAATCGCGTCCGAGGTTTGTCAGCGCATAGCTGAAGCGGTTCTCGTCAATCAGCGGAGCGGCGACCATCGTGTCAACGACGCGGCCCTTGATCTCGACGCCTTCTGTCAGCAGCCAGCCCACGTCGTAGCTTGCGTTATGGAAGATGTAGTCCTTTGACGGGTCGGAGCAGATGCGCTTCAACCAGCGGATCACCACGTCGGGGTCCATGTTCCCGCCGCTTTGGTGACGGATCGGGAAGTACCAAGCTCCGAAGTCCGTGGCGACAGCGATGCCGATGATGTGCCCGTTCTTGGTGGGCCACCCACTCCCACGCTCTTTCAGTTGCGGGTCGTAGGTTTCAAGGTCAATCGCTATCTCCCGTGCTTCTGACAGGTTCGGGAAGCCGTCCGGCATCACCCACTCGGAGACTGTTTGGAAGAGCGGTATCTGTGACATTTTCTATCCTCATGGGCTTGCCGCAGTAGCACATAGGCCACTTCTTTTTCAGTCCTCGACGTGTGAGGAGGTGGGATTCCAAGGCGCAGTGGCAGACTGCGCGGAGGATCGCGGGGCTAGTGTGGGATGTCATAGCCCCTCGACACCATTGGATGAATGAGATGCAGGCTCTTCTTCGCCCGCGTCAGACCCACGTAGAAGACTCTGGCCTCGTCGTCTTCGTCGTAGGCATTGCGTTTCCATAGGCTGTTGTTTCGGCGGACGCCATCTGTCAGCAACAGGACGCTGGTCGCCTCTCCTCCTTTCGCCCCGTGTATTGTGGAGATCGTGATGCGGGGCTTGTCCTTGAAGGACTCGTTGTTGCGGATGCAGATTTGAAGGTAGCGGCGATCCACCTCGGGGATCTTCGCCATGCTTTCTTCCCACGGGCGCGTATGCAAAAGGCCGTGGTCCGAGATCAGATCGTCGATACCCAAGAACAGCGTATCGTCCACCCCCGGCATCGTCTTATGGCCGTAGGCGACCTCTGTCCCCAGCGCCATGTACTTGTAAATCTTCTTGATGTCAGACGCGCGTAGGCGCTTGCCTTCGCGCAGGTCGGTCCAGTTCCTCACCGCGTCAACGATCTCGGACTCGATGCTGGTGCTGGCGTTGTACGAGTAAAGGAACCCGCGCTGCCGAACCTCCTGCTCCAGATTGTTAGCGCCTTTTCTTGTGCGCGACAGCAGCAGCCAGTCACCGGCTGACAGGTCCACTTCTTCGCTGTGCCTGTACCACTGCACCTCGCCTTTGTCTTCCCGTGGCAGGAAGTCCTTTTGGCGGCGGTTGTAGATCCGGTTGATGACCTTCTGGCTGATGTCGTGATGTGCGGCAGGGATGCGGTAGCTCTGGCCCAGCACCTCCACCTTACCCTCAAGCCGGACGAAGTAATCCACGTCAGCGCCCGCCCAGCGATAGATCGCTTGGTCGTCATCACCTGCGATGTAGACTTCTTTAGCTTTGGCGATGATGGCGTGAACCATCTGCCACTGGAGCGGTGACAGGTCCTGCACCTCGTCGATCAGCACGACCTCAAGGCTGGGGGCGACCTCGCGCTCGATGAACATTTCGAGCATGTCGGTGTAGTCGTAGACGTGATTGTCTTTCTTGTAGACGCGCAGCCCCCGATCCACGTAGTCCACGCGGCTCCAGTCCGTCCGCAGCGGGACAGACGATCCGTTGTAGACCTCGCGCAGCGGCGTCTTGCAGATGCGGGCGATGTTGATGATCTCAAGGAACTTGTCGCCAAAGCCGAAGTCCGCGAACGGCCCTTCGGGAAGCGTGGTCCCATCGGAGAAGCCGCCGATCTTCAGCCAGTCACCAACTTCCCGGTAGTGCTTGCCGGTCATGATGCTGTTCTTGCCAATACCAAGCTGGTGGTAGGCCAGACTGTGCAGCGTCCGGAAGTACGGGAAGTCCTTCTCTGTCATCTTGAAGCGGGCGCAGGCGCGGGAGATCGCCTCGTGCGCGGCACGTCTTGTGAACGACAGGTATCCGATCCGGTCGGGCGGGACACCCGCTTCCATGTAGCTCTCGACGAGCGTCAGAAGACGGGTCGTCTTCCCTGTTCCGGGAGGTCCAAGGATGATGTTCATAGGATGTCGTCCCGGCGCTTGCGTTCGGGCAGGTCGAGGTTGACAGAACTCGCGCTGCCGAAGAACTCCTCTGGAAAGCCCCAGACGTGGACACCCTTCCCCTTGACCTGCCAGAACATCTTCTCCGCACCCAACTCCTTCACACGCAGCGCGATCCGGTTCGACGTGTAGGTCTTGAAGTCGTTCACCAGCAGATGCTTCATCACGTCCTTGATCTGGAAGTAGACGCGACCTTTCATCCAGACGGCGATGCCTTGCAGAATGTCCTCGCGTTCGGTGCCCTTGGCTCGGTCGCAGCAGAACGAGAACAGCAGGTCTTCGAAGGCTCCCTTGAGGGTCGCGTCCGGCGGGACCTCGATGATGGTGAGATTGTTGAGAAGCACCTGCATCCGAGCCTGCCACGCTTTTGCGCTCATGCCGACAGGATACTTGTTCACCTGCGCCACGCACTCGCGTTGAAAAACTAGCTGGGAGACAAGGGCTTCTGTGCTTAGTTCGACGCGACTGCCATCGACGTTGAGCAACCATATCGGCGGATCGCCGTCGATCTTTGTCAGGCTCGATAGCTCGTTGTTCAACTCGCCGGGGCCGACGCCGTACTTGCGCGTCATGCACAGGCTTTTGTTGCAGAAGTTGACGAGGGGTTGGTCCTCGCACTTGTAGTAGTACTCTTTCTTTTGAAGCTGCTTGATGATCGTCGCCACCTCATTCGCTGGCAGCGGCGGCTTCATGTAGTCCATGTTATATTTCTGTATCAGGTTTTCCCAGTTCTGCTTGTCTGACAGACGCGCATAGACGCCGAGGCTGAACAGGGCGTTGTTCCTGCTCCCCTCTCCGAACCCTTCTGAGCAAAGATGCTGGAGACATGGGGGTCCGTTGGGAAGGACTGTCTCGTCCTTGACGGTGTTCGTCTGGACATCGAGGAAAGGATCAAGGTCGAGGAGCATACTCTCCGCGTAGTCGAGGAACTCTGACATTCCAAGCGACACGCCATCACGATTGAACCCGTACCGCGTCGTGTCCTCGCCCATGAAGTAGGGCATGTTCAGGAAGTTGCCGGTGTCCCCGCGCTCGACAAGAATCTCCGTCTGCTTTGGGAATATCTCCGACCCCGCATAGCCGAGGACTGACGCGATGTCGCGCAGCTTTGGTTGGAGGACCGAGGCCGGAAGCTCCTCCTTGAAAAAGAAAAACAGGTGCGCGCCGCCAGACTTGCTGCGGCAGACGATGCCGGGGATGTTCAGCGTCTTGATCTTCGAGATCAGGACCTTGTGATCGAGGTTGTAAACGTCGATGTCGATAGCGCCCCAGTGACAGCTGTTGTTGTCCTTGATGGGGATGATGCCAAGACCCTGCGTGCCGGATATGTGCGCGGCCCAATGGTCAGTGGTCGTTGTTTCTTTGAGAACGCGCGCTACACCTTGTTTCTTCCCATCCCGCTCTCTGTCGGTTTGAACGCTGAAAGTTCCATGCGCTCGGTCGTTACCTCTGAAGAGGTCAAAAAACCGCCGTGCCAAGTCCATTTCTAAGACTCCGAAGTGACAGGGAATGGGGCGCTCGACCCGTTAGATCAAGCGCCCCGAGGATAGACCTTACGCCCTATCAGAAAGGCACGTTGTCGTCGTCCACAGGACGAGCATTGGAACTCTTACCAAAGCTCTCCTCGCCCATCTCTTCCTTCACCTTCACTTCGCCAGCCTTGATGGACTTGGCGAAGTTCAGCGCCATCTCGAACAGGTCTGCTTCGTCAGCCATGTCGAGCGGACCTTCGCGCGTGATGTCCCAACCGAACCACGAGCCCTTGTCGTTACGCTCCTCGACAGTGCGAAGACGATACTTGTGGCTCATCATGGGCAGCGTGAACATTCCGTTCTTGCCCTTGGCCTGCAAGGACTGCATCTGCGTCAGCCACTTGCGGGCCTTCTTCAGCTGCGTGCTGCTCATGGTGATGAGGCACCGCTGCGGGCCGAGGTCGGGGTGCATCATAAGAACGAAGAACTGCGCCGTGTTGGTCAACAGGTTTCCGTTCGGCAGGATGTCGTTGCCCTTGTCGTCACGATAGGACTTCGAGACGATAGGATCATCGGCGTTGTAGCTGGCGACGTAGCCGCCACCTTTTTCGCGCGGCTTCCACTCAACGTAGCGACGGCTGTAGTAGCAGGGGATGACGGTCACGCCATCTTCTCCGCTGTACACTTCGTTCGCCACGGTGTTGTAGATCATGCCCGCTTCTGCGCCGTTGACGTACGCACCATCACGCTTGTTCACCTGCGGTGACAGCTGCGCGAGGATACGCAGGAATGGTACGGACATATCCTCTGAGCGGACATCCTCCATGCCTGCGTTGGCGAACTGCTCGAACACGCTGGTGTCGTACACCGCCACTTCCTTTGAAGCTGCTTCTTTCTTTGCAACTGCGTTAGCCATTTACTTTCTCCGGATTTTCGCTTTTTCACCAATGAAGATGCCGAACAGGTCTGACGGTATTTCTCTTCCCGCTTCCACCTGCTCTTTGACAAAAGCCTTGAGCGTCATTGGCTCCACCCACTGCTTTTGGGAGGGGGCATACCCCTCTTGTTCCAACTTATGAAACAGATCATTGGCGCGGTTGGACTCGTTTCTACCGAACGACGTGCTGATCTGGTTCTTCACGATGTCTGCAAAGTCGTTCTCTTGCAACCACGCAAACGCTTCTTCTGCCCTGTCTTTGGGGATAGAGGCAGCGTAGTAACGAGACACGCTTACCTCGCTCCCGTCCGCCATCTTCAGCTGTGACAGCCCATGTTCTGATAGAGCCGCAGGAAGCAAGTCCCCCGATATTGAGTCCAGCTGCGCTTTGGCAGCTTTGAGTTCTGCTTCAAGGTCCGTGATTCGTGCTTCGAGTGCAAGCTGTTTCCGCACGAGGGACGCAACTTTCGACAGACCGCTCTCGTCTATCTGCTGTAGGTCGGAAGCTACGCCTTCTAGATCTTCAAAGTTAAACGCCATCTTGTAGTCCTTTCTTACAAGTTCAGGTCGAATTGAATGTACTTTTCGTCAAGCCTGTCCCAGCGCAGAACCCGTAGGTGTTGGTTAAATGAGATCGCTTCTGCCGCTATGGCGCACACCGTCGCAATAATCACCGGATCGCCAGAGAGAAGGACGTAATCTTTCTCGCAGTCGAACTCGTCCAATACCGTCCAAGCAAGGTCGATAATGGCGTTCATATTACTATTAGTGACATCCATGGATGCAGGAACTACAACCTGTAGTTCCCCAAAGCTGAGTGCGCTGGATAAGTCTCGACCTTTCAGTTCTTGGGTTACGTAGACTGTCATTCGGAGTTCTCCCGTTAACGAATCACCCTATCACTTATGAACGCCCACGTCAATGGTGTTGATATTTAGTTTGTGGGATGTTAGTATTGCTCAACGAGGAGGTCATCATGGTTATGAACTATCAGTCAAGAATGGAACCGTTCGCTCATCAGCAAGAGGCTTTAGATCGTTCATGGGATCGCGGTGAGTACGCTCTGTTCTGTGAAATGGGGACAGGCAAGTCGAAGATCCTGATCGACACGATTGGCGCGCTGTTTCTTGAGGGCAAGATCACGGCTGCGATGATCGTTGCGCCCAAGGGCGTCTACAAGAACTGGGAGAAGACGGAGCTTCTCAAGCACCTTCCGGATAATGTTCTTAAAGAGACTGACATTTTTGCGTGGTCTCCTTCAAACAGTAAAAAAGTTCTCGATCACTTACACAGTGCTTTTAAAGATGACTGGCGGTTAAAAATAATGGTGATGAACATCGAGGCTCTGTCCACGGTGAAAGGAACCAACTACGCTTTGGAGTTTGTCTCAAGCCATCGGGCTCTGGTGGCGGTGGACGAAAGCACCACGATCAAGAACCCGAAAGCGAAGCGAACGAAGAACATCATTAACATTGGATCGAGGGCCGCGTACCGTCGCGTGATGACCGGCTCTCCGATCACCCAGTCTCCTATGGACCTATATAGTCAGTGCGCGTTCCTCGGGCCATTCATGTTGGGGCACGGATCGTTCTACTCTTTTCAGGGCCGGTACGCGAGGATCGTGCGCCGCACCCTTGGATCGCACAGCTTCAATCAGGTCGTCGGATACCAGAACCTCGACGAGCTTTCCTCGAAGCTTGACGCCTTTTCGTACCGCATTCTGAAGAAGGACTGCCTTGATCTTCCCGATAAGCTCTACATCCGTCGTAATGTCGAGCTTACGGACGAGCAGGCTGTCGCGTACAAGCAGATGAAGGATAACGCTGTCACCCTTCTGGAAAAGGATGGGGGTCTCGTGACAGCTCAGAATGTTCTGACACAGATGCTTCGGCTTCAGCAGATTTGCTCCGGGTTTGTCAGATCGGACGACGGACAGATTGAGAGGCTGTCAACGAACAAGCTGTCAGAACTCATGGAAGTCTTGGAGGAGGTGACAGGAAAGGTCATCATCTGGGGCGTCTTCGTCGAAGATTTGAAGGCCATCGAGAAAGCGATAGCTGAACGGTACGGTCAGGAGTCCGTGGCTGTGTATGCGGGCAGCACCCACCCCGACGTTCGACAGACCATCGTCTTGAGCTTCCAAGACCCGGATCATCCGTTGCGGTTCTTTGTCGGACAGTCTCGGACTGGCGGGTACGGCTTGACCCTGACAGAAGCCTCGACGGTCATCTACTACTCGAACAGCTTCGATCTGGAGGTCCGCATCCAGTCCGAGGACCGCGCTCACCGGATCGGGCAGAAGAACAACGTGACCTACATCGACCTCGTTACGGAGAACACGGTCGAGGAGAAGGTTCTGAAGGCGCTGCGCGACAAGATCAACATCGCGAGCGAGGTGCTTTCGGAGGGGTACAAAGAGTGGCTGATCTGATTGTCAGATTTCCAGAAAGCCTTGCTTTTTAGGATGACGACAAACTGCACCCGGATTGTCAGAAACCCAGAAAGCCTTGCTTTCCGAACTTCTGACAACCCTTACTTCTTCAAAGCTGTAGCTCGGCTTGTCTCGGTCGCGTACTCTTGCAGCTTCTTGTAGTCCTCGCGGATTTTCTCGTTCAGGCTTGCGATCTCACGCTGGCGCGCTGCGGGCGTGAGGCTCTGGTCCTTGGCGACCTGCGAGCGGAGGCTCTCGGACGCGCGGATCTTTGCAAGCTGATGGTTGATGTTTAGGGCGCGCGCTGTTGCGGGTTCGAGCGGGCTGATGTTTGCGCCGAACAGGCGAGCCGCGTCAGCAAGAAACTCCGGCTTCGGCTGGCCGCGTTTGTCGAGACCCGTTCCCGAGCCAAACGCGTCGTTATACAGGCGCGGGATAGCGCCCGATGCGTTCTGCGGGTTGACCATATCAATCGCCAGCATCGACGGCATGGCTTGGTTCCAGACGTACGACACGAGAGCGAGCGCCTTGTTCTGGGGCGTCTGCCTCGGATCGACGATCTCCTTGTCAGTGAAAGGATCGCGGCCCGTGGTGATACCCGCGAGCGCCGTAACAACGGGACCAGAGGGCGTGATGAGCTTGGCGGCTTCCTTCAGCCCACCCGCAGGGTCCTGACGATAGATCGCCTGAACAATCGGATCGGTGAACGCGGCCCACGGGAAGAAGTAGCTGGTGTCGATGTACTGCCAGCGACCATTCTCATCCTTGTAGGGAAGGATGAACAGCGAGCCCTTGTTACGGATGTACTCCGGCAGGGACTTGCGAAGCGACTCGTAGTCATCATCGTCAATGTCGAGGGCAAGCATCGTCATCTGCGGGATGGCGTACATCAGGGCGACGTACGGAGCAAATCGCATCGGATGCTTGTACGCCGTCTCGATCAGCTTCGGCAGCGCCTTGTAATAGTAGGTGACAAACGGCAGGCCAATAGGTGAATTACGCAGCCAGCGAATGTTCGGGTTCACAAGCGTGTAGTCAAACAGCGCGTCGTTCGCCGCATCGACGGCCTGCGAGGGGGTCAGGCCCTTCTCACGACCGTGGATAAACATCGCCATCTTGAAGCGGACTTCGACGGCCTGATACGTGTCAGACGCTGCACCGATTGCCTTGCCTGCCGCGATACGCGCAGCAGCGAACGCTCCGAAGATACCGTCCCCACCACCCTTACGGAGATACTGTTCCAGTTCCGTGCGGATCTTAATCATTTCCGCAGCCGACATGGTGCCGCCAGTGATGCCGTACTTCTGCGCCTCCTGCCAGTACTGTCCGTCTTGCGAGACTTCCTTGGACGCGCGGGCGAGAAGGGGGGCGATGCGGTGCAGCGGGATACCGCCAAACACGTTCATGGCGATGGCGTTGGAGATGGCGTTACGGATTTGCGAAGGCACGTTCAACGTGATCTTCGACATCTTCCATATCTGGTTCGCTTTTACGACCAAACTCTGCTCGTCGCCAAGGAGGGCTTGGACGAACGGCTTATCGCTGATCGGAATAGCCACCATTGTCCCAACGATGTCGTCGTAGATGCCTTTCTGAATGATGGCCCCACGAAGCGCGCCATAACGCGGGCTGTCAGGAAGACGCCGGTACGTTTCCGGGATCTGGATGGCCTGCTCGCGGGAGATCGCCGGAGCCGCAACACGACGCATCTCGTCGGCGCGATCACGCATCATCTTCGCGGCTTCCGGGTCAGTCTGCTCTGTCAGCGTGGCGATCTCATCCATGATGTTCGCCTCTGACATAAGCCAGTAAGGCGTCACCATCTCGCCGTTGAACTCGACGAGGGAGTTTGGCGCAATCCAGTTGACGCCCGTTTGATCCCTGACCTGCTGGAAGTACTCCATCATCGCCAAGTCCTTTTGGGGACGAGACAGGGCGACGTAGGACAGGAAGGCAGGGTTTTTGATTTCGCCAAGCAGCTTGCGTTCTTCCTCAGAAAGCTGCTCATCACGAAGCTTCAGATACTCACGCGCGCTGATGCCCATGTTCGGGCTCTTGATGCCGCGACCAGTGGCTTCGTAGTACAGGTACATACGAGGCAGGTATCTGTCGTAGTACTTGTCCATGCTTTCCTGTGACAGAAGACCTTTATCAACCATCTCCTGTGCGGTGCGGTTGATCTCCTGTTTCACCTGAACGGCAGCTGCGCGGATCTTCTCGTCCGCAATCATGCTCGGGTTAGCATCTCGCGTCGTCAGGTAATTATAGACCTGAGTCTGGACCTCCGGCGTACCGTTCGAGATCGTGTTGGAAAGATCGCGGGCGCGCTGCGTAGACATCCCGATCTTGCCGAACAGCAGGTTTCGGAACTCCGACAGGATCGGGTAGCTGTCAATGGTGAAGCGGGGGTCGAAGAACTCGCGGACCTTGTTGGTTAGCTTCGTAAATCTCTCGGAGTTCAGGCGTGCGGTGTCAGCGCCCGGAAGCCTGTTCAGCGGGCCGTTGTTCCCATCAACTGTTTCTTCGTAAGCGACCATCCCCGCATCGGAGATACGGTCTGTCTTTTCCCTTTTAGAGACGACCCCATCAACTAACCCACGCGGAGTAACTGTCTTGGTCCCCCAAACATCGGACAAAAGCTTCTCAAAAGCTCCCGTGCTTGTCGGGATACCAAGAACTCTAGCCACCGTCTCATAGATCGTGCGAAGCTTGCCGAGGATTTCCTTTTGGAACTTCTCGAAAACATTCTTCGGGAGCCTGCCTTCAAGCTCCTTCGATAGCCATTGCGCGCCCTTCTCAGCCACCCACTCGGAGTAGCTCCTGTAGTACTTGGTGCTAAGACCCTCACGATAAATGTCCGTGGACCCAGCACCAACGTCGCGCTTTGTCCCAAGAAGCTTATTGAACTCTTGCTCCGTAAGACCAAAAGTCTTTAATAGCCTCTGCTTGAACGTGTCGAGATCGCTACGGTCAGACTGCTGCTCTAGGACATAGCGTATAAGACCAGCCCTCTGTGCCGCAGTTCCACTGCGTTCTTTTTTGAACTGCTCAAGAATTGCAATCTGCGTGTCACGAGGAGCGTTGTTGATCCAGAAATACTCAATCGGATGAGACATTTCGTGGAACACAGTGTGCAGTATTTTGGTCCGGTAGTCTCCACCAGCCTTGCCGAAGGTCATCTTCAGGTTTGAGGGGCTGACACGTATGACGACTCTTCTGCCTTCGCCGCCAGATACCCGTGCGTTTCCGTAACCAGTTATGCCCTCTAACCCAAAACTAATATCCGTCCCCGGATACAGGCGGTAAGCCGTTTCCAGAATAACCCCGTCAATGCCGGGGAGTTCTCTATCGAAGAACTCTTTCGCCCCGCCGAGATATGTAATCCTTGTGCTGTCCTTCACAGACTGCGGCACATCACCGACGATAACCGGCTTGTTCGAAGGTCCAAGGTCCGTGGGCTCCGGTGTGGGAAGCACGCCCACAGGAGCAGCCTTCGGCACAAACTTCTGCGCGTTCTTCTGTTCGAGCAGACGTGCGATTGCGTCCTTCTCGGTGTCACCAAGGTAGGAGTTTCCTGTCACACTCTTGTTAATGTCATGCCATCCCGGCAGACCCATCGTGCTTGCGCTATCCATGCGCTGAATATCGACAGCCGTGCCGTCAGAGAATGTGATGCGCGTGATCGTCCCCTCAACAGGTCCGAGGTTGATGCGCTTCCGGCTTGTGACAGTGATGGCGAGAGGCGCTGCCGCGGGCGTAACCACATTTGTGGTGACAGGTTCCACCGTGACAGGCGGAGATGCCGGGGTCGGGATCGGAGCTTGCGCCGGAGCCGGAGGTTGAAGGACCATGGTCCCCTGACCTTCGACCACGCCTTGTGCGCGCTTGATCGCCGCGTCGATCAGACTCATCGGCGTGATTTCGGGAAGGCCCAGACCGAGACCAAGACCTTCATCCGGAGGAGTGACCTTCAAAGCTTCACGTGCATAGAAGCCAAGACCGTCAGAGATCTTCGCCCGACCAAGCGCCCGCGCCCTCTCGCTGTAGAAGAGGCGCATGAACTTCTCTGTCATCGGCGGAATGGGATTAAAGGCATCCACTTGCGACAGATAGTTTTCGAGCGTCGTGCCGGTGTTACGCATCTGAGAGATGCGGTTGATGGCGTCGATGAGCGGGTCGGTTGAGAAACCGGGGTCGGTCCGACCATTCTCGATGGACAGACGCAGCTTCGCGAAGTTGACGAGGTTGTCGATCAGGGCGTTCGAGATCGACCGGATGTTGTCGTCGGTGGACTCCGCAATGCGCGCAATAGCCTGCGAGTCACCAAAAGCCTTTGCAAATACGGCGTTTCGGATGCGGCGCTCGCCGTCCGGGCTTAACTCACCCTTTGCATTAAGCATGGTGTTAAGCTCGTTCGCCGGGAGTTTCCGCAGAAAATCAACAACGAACCGTTGGGAGGTGTAGTCACGACCCTCTGGGATGCGGTCGAGCATCTCGACAGTGATCTTCTTGGCGTCCTCTTTCGCCAGTTCAGCCGCGCTCATCTGCATAACGTCGGGCGTGTTCGCAGCTCCGACGTACGCTTGCGTCTCCTCCGGCGTGAGGGGCGTCCCGCGACGTTGAATGAGAACGGGATTGCTCATGCCTGAAATGTCAAACCCAAGGCGGGTAAGTTCGGCCTTGTAGGCTTCCGCCAGAGCAGGCTGTGATTCGTAGATGCGACGCAGGGCCATGATGCGCCCGTTGCCGCTCTCAACATTCATGTTCTCATTGACGATGGGCGCACCACGCTTGGTGCTAAGGTCAAAGGTCAGAAGTTGGGGATCAAACTTCGAGATGATGTCGGCAATCTGAATATCCGATCCAGTCCTCGTTCTGTCACGCGGCTGCAATGCCGGGTCGTAACCCGGCACCTCGGAAGAGATGACAGACGAAAGCTCGACAATTAGCGGGGCCGTCTCGATCTCGGGGATGGACTGCACGCCCGTCTTCACAAACTTGAAGCGATGCTGCTCCGGCGTCCTCTGAAACGCCAGAGCAAGTGCACGGGAAGGTGTCGGAGCGGGAGCGGCTGCGGGCGCAGGGGGAGCCACCGCTGGCGCTGGGACAGGAGTAAGTGCCGCAGCAAGAGGCGAGACGGCGGGAGTGGGAGCCGGAGCAGGCGTCGGAGCAGCCGCCGGAGGAACAGCAAGAAGGGGAGCAGCAGCACGCGTACGGGCAGCACCGGCAGCCGGAAGCGCCGCAAAGGTCGGGATTGGAACGACCTCTGCACCCGGAGCCTGTCCGACTAAGTTTTTGATACGGTTGCGGACCTGATTGCCAAGGCGCGTAATGTCCGACTGATTGTAGCCGAGGCTCGTGAGCCACTTGCGGTAGTCAGCGTCTCGCGGAGACTTTGTTTGCTGCGCGGTTATGTACAACGCCTTGTCGATGTCGCTCGCAAATGACAGCGGAATACGACTGAAGCGGGGCTTCGCGCCAGCGAGATCCCTCGGAAGGGTCGGAAGCTGGAGAGCGGGCGGAGTGGTGACAGGCTCCAGCGGACGAATGGTCGGCTCAAGCCCGCCCGTGACAGATGTCGGGGCGAGCGTAGTGCCCAGCGTCCCCGGCACCGAGATCGGCGGAGGCGTCGGGATTTGAATGGTCGTTGGTCCGGGGGCCGGGAGCGTCGGCTGTTGGGCCAACTGCACGGAGCCTTGAAGCGTTGCGGGCACAGCGCCGCCCGTGACGCTCAGGACATTCTGAATAGACGCCGGAGTCTGAAGTGCCCCCGCCGCAGCCGCGGCGCCGGGAGGGGTTCCGGGAGGCGACGGGGGTGTCAGACCCGGAGTAGCAGGGGGAACTGCCGGAGCGGGGGATGGCTCCTCTCCGGGCCTGACGGGTGGAAGCACAGGGGGAAGCTCTCCGGGGCGACGGCCAAAGGCTCCGCGCGCTGCGCCGCCCGTGATGCCGCCAACCAACCCTTCCAGCGCCGCCTGACCGGCGACACCTTGGAAGGTAGGACGCTCAAACCCCTCGCGCTGAATAGCGAGGTTTTGTGCCAGCTGTTCTTGACCGCCTTGCAGAGCTTCGAGCGGAGCTTCTCCCGCCGCACCACGTACAAGTCGAGACGGGAGGTTTCTGCCGATCTCCTTTACTACGCCCTCGGCCACGGCCTTTCCTGCGGCCTGCCTAGCGACGTTTGTCAGGATACGGCTGGCTCCTGTCAAGGCGTCAGCAACACCAAGACCTGCACCAATAAGAATCTGGTCGATGTTCTTGCCATCGTACGACTGCGCTTCCTGCGCGATTTCGTCAGCGAGGCCGGGGGATACCCCCTTCTCCATCAAGACCTTCTTGGTCTCGTCATAGATGGCCCCCTTGATCGTGCCAGCACCCATCAAAACGCCGACTGCGGGCGCGCCAACCCTAAGAGCAAGACCACCGATAATAGTCGGGGCCATCGTGCCGAGACCCTGCGCGACAAGATCAATCGGGGCCACCTTCAGCGCGTTGACCGCTGCCACGACCTGATCGTAGACGCCCTTGTCTTTCGCATCGTCCATGATGCGAGCAATCTCGGCGGAATCTTTTTTGGACTGTGCGGAGAGAAGGCTCTCGATGTAGCCCTCAGCACCCTTCAGGTTTTCTGATACAGCAGAGCCCGCACCAAAGGCGTCAGCAATCATGCGAACGCCAGAGACTGCGCCCGCACCAATCTTTAGGGGGACGTCAGCAACCTGCCGGAGAACAGATTGCTGGGGCTCGGGCTTTTGCTTTTCGGCAAGGAAGGCCGGGTACGCTACATTTTTAGCGTATGACAGGATGGACTCCTGAGAAGCGCCCTCCGGTCCTTCAATCTGCAAGACCGTGCCATCAGGCGCTTGAACCTCGTAGACCGGCATCTGTCATATCCTTGATATTATCTTCTCTGGCCCAAGAACTTAAAGTCTGGGGACTCTTGTTCAACCGTCCGAGGTCTCCGTATCCCCAAGCTCTCGTACACACCATACATCTGTTCGAGCGCCGCTTCTCGCTGATTTTTAAGTCGAGCGATTTCCGACTTGATCGGAGCCTTCTGCTCCTCGGTAATGCCGGGAGTGAGGAGTTTGCCTTCCTCAGTCCCAATAAGCTGGCTGATCGAGGAGATCTCCTGACGGGCATTAGAGCTAACCGTCTGCAACAGCGTGCGCTGGCGCTCGGCAGCCGTCTGCTCACGACCGGCTCGACGTTCGGCAGCCGCCTCACGCATACGCT